TGGTCTTGACCAAGTGGATTCTTCGAAACCCATTTACATTGTTGAGGGACCCTTCGACTCCACGTTTGTACAAAATGCTGTTGCTATGTGTGGGTCCGACGTTGATATTGGGTCGTTTGGTTGGGGCGATTATATTTACGTTTTTGATAACGAACCTCGCAATCGAGAAATCGTCAACCGAATATCAAAAACTATCGACAGAGGAGACAAGGTAATTATTTGGCCAACATCCATTGAGCAAAAGGACATTAATGATATGGTGCTCACTGGACTTAACGTTATGGATGTGTTAAAATCAAATACATATTCAGGTTTAGAAGCAAAAATTAAGTTTAACAACTGGAAGAAAATATGAGTAACGGAACGAACGTCGTCAAAAGGAACGGTAAAACTGAACCCCTTGATTTAAATAAACTCCATGTTATGGTGGAAGAGGCATGTAAGGATCTCGCAAACGTATCTGCATCACAAGTTGAGATGCAGTCTGGTATCCAATTTTATGATGGCATCACCACAGCAGAGATTCAAGAGATTCTGATTCGCTCTGCTTCCGATTTGATTGATCTGGAGCACCCCAACTATCAGTTCGTTGCTGCTCGTCTGCTGCTGTTTGCCCTCCGTAAACAGTTGTTTGGTGGTATCTATGACTGCCCAACTGTCAAACAGCATGTAGAACGTTGTGTGGGGCGTGGTGTGTATGATCCAGAAATTCTTTTGCTGTATACCGACGAAGAGTTTGATAAACTTCAGTCGTTCATTGATCATAGCCGTGACTATTTGTTCACTTATGCAGGTCTACGTCAGGTCGTTGATAAGTATCTCGTGCAGGACAGAAGCACTGGAGCACTTTATGAAACGCCACAGTTTATGTACCTTTTGATTGCGGCAACTATTTTTTCCAAGTATCCAAAAGAAACACGTTTAGACTACGTTAAAAGGTATTACGATGCAATCTCAAAGCACAAAATCAACATTCCAACCCCCATCATGGCGGGAGTTAGAACACCACTTAGACAATACGCTAGCTGTGTCCTTGTTGATGTTGATGACACCCTCGATAGTATCTTTACTAGCGATATGGCTATTGGCAGATATGTTGCACAAAGGGCGGGCATCGGTATCAACGCAGGTCGCATCAGGGGCATCAACTCTAAAATCAGAGGTGGAGAAGTGCAGCACACAGGTGTTGTTCCATTCCTCAAGAAGTTTGAAGCGACTGTCCGATGCTGTACTCAAAATGGCATTAGAGGTGGATCAGCTACGGTTCACTTCCCCATTTGGCACTCAGAAATCCAAGACATCCTAGTACTAAAAAATAATAAAGGAACCGAAGATAATCGTGTTCGCAAGTTAGACTACAGTATCCAAATCTCTAAACTCTTCTATGAACGATTTATCCGCAACGAAGACATTTCACTCTTCTCTCCGCACGACGTTCCTGGTTTGTATGATGCTTTTGGCACTGATGGATTTGATGAGTTATACAATGTTTATGAACGAGATCAGTCTATTTCAAGAAAAACTATCGCTGCTCAAGAACTCTTTCTTTCACTCTTGAAAGAACGTGCAGAGACTGGTCGTATTTACATTATGAATATTGACCACTGTAACTCCCACTCTTCTTTCATTGATAAAGTTGAGATGAGTAACCTTTGTCAGGAAATTACTCTTCCTACTAAACCACTTCAACACATTGATGATACTGATGGTGAAATTGCTCTTTGCATCCTTTCTGCTATTAATGTTGGCAAAATCAGGGATAACGAGGATCTTGAAGTTCTTTGCGACCTCTCAGTGCGTTCTCTGGACGAATTGATTGACTTTCAGGGGTATCCTGTCAAAGCAGCAGAAATCGCCACTAGAGCACGTCGTTCGCTTGGTATTGGTTTTATTGGTTTGGCACACTATCTTGCTAAGAATGGTGAGCACTATGATGATCCCGGTGCCTGGAAACTTGTTCACGATTTGACTGAGGCATTCCAGTATTATCTGATTCAAGCAACAGTCAACCTTGCAAAAGAGAAAGGTGCTTGTGAGTATTCGCATCGCACCAAATATGGTCAAGGTATTCTTCCAATTGATACATACAAGAAGGATGTGGATGAAATCGTTCCAAACGAATTGAAGTATGATTGGAGTAGTCTTAGGGAACAAGTTTTACAATACGGGGTACGGAACTCAACACTGTCCGCACAGATGCCATCGGAGAGCAGTTCCGTTGTGTCAAATGCCACAAATGGAATCGAACCACCTCGCGGATACTTGTCCATTAAGAAGTCGAAGAAAGGACCACTCAAGCAGATTGTTCCCCAGTATCAATCACTTAAGAACAATTATACGCTCCTGTGGGATATGCCTAGCAATCGTGGGTATATTCATATTGTTGCTGTTATGCAAAAGTTCTTCGATCAAGCGATTTCTGGAAACTGGTCGTATAATCCAGAAAATTATGCCGATAATGAAGTTCCTACTTCAGTGATGGCACAGGACCTTTTGACTTGTTATCGCTATGGTTGGAAAACAGCATATTACCAAAATACCCACGATATGAAAAATGACGAAGTTGAAGAACCAAAACAACAACTTCAATCTCTTCTTGATGACATTATGAGTGGTGATGATGATTGTGAAAGTTGCAAAATTTAACTTCGTTAAATATTACAGTGTGAGTTAGTTTAGTAGGGAGAATTATGACATTTAGTTTTAAAACAGGTTTGGAGGATAAACCAATGGTCGATTCAATGACCGTTTTTAATCCTCATGAAGTAGATACTAAAAAACAACCAATGTTTTTTGGCGCTCCATTAGGAATTCAAAGGTATGACTCTTACAAGTATCCAATTTTTGATAAACTAACAACACAACAACTGGGTTATTTCTGGAGACCCGAAGAGGTATCTCTTCAAAAAGATCGTAGTGATTATCATATGCTACGCCCAGAGCAAAAGCACATCTTCACCAGCAACTTGAAGTATCAGGTAATGCTGGATTCCGTTCAGGGTCGTGGACCTGGTATGGCATTTGCTCCATACTGTTCACTTCCTGAACTGGAAGCGTGTATGAAGGTATGGGAGTTTATGGAGATGATCCATTCCCGTTCATACACCTATATCATCAAGAATGTTTACTCAGACCCATCTGAAGTTTTTGATACCATTCTCAAAGAAGACCGCATTATGGAACGTGCCGTGAGTGTGACTCAGGCATACAACGATTTCATCAATAGTGCTCATCAGTATGACAATTCAAATGAGTGGGTTCACGCATTAGAACAAGTACCATACGCACGAGAAGCAAGGTATGAACTCAAGAGAAAACTATTCAGAGCAGTTGCAAACGTTAATATTCTTGAAGGTATTCGCTTTTACGTCAGCTTCGCTTGTAGTTTTGCGTTTGGCGAACTCAAGCTTATGGAAGGAAGTGCAAAGATCATCTCACTGATTGCTCGTGATGAGAACCAGCATCTGGTTATCACTCAAAACATTCTGAACAAGTGGAAAGAAGGTGATGATCCTGAGATGGCACGTATCAGTAAAGAAGAAGAGCAGTGGTTCTATAAGACCTTTGAAAACGCTGTGAACCAAGAAAAACTTTGGGCAGAGTATCTGTTCAAGGATGGTTCGATGATTGGTCTTAATGACAAACTATTACAACAGTATGTCGAATGGATTGCAAACCGTAGAATGAAGGCAATTGGACTCAAACCACTTTATGATATTCCTGCGAAGAATAACCCTCTTCCTTGGACTTCTCATTGGATTGATTCCAAAAATTTACAAGTGGCACCCCAGGAAACGGAAGTGGAGAGTTATGTGGTTGGTGGAATCAAACAAGATGTCACTAAAGACACTTTCTCGGGATTTCAGTTATGAATTATTATGTTTATGTTTATTTGAAAGAGGATGGAACCCCCTACTATGTTGGTAAGGGGAAAAATGATAGGTGGAAACAAAAATCCCATAGTGTAGAGGTTCCACCACCAGAAAGAGTTATTTTTCCATTACAAAATGTTGATGAAGAAACTGCATTAAATGAAGAAATTAATTTAATTTCTAAATGGGGCAGATTAAATAATAAAACTGGAATTCTAGAAAATAAAACTGATGGTGGGGATAAACCACCAAAACAATATAAAAATTTATATACTCCTTATGAAAGAACTCCAGAAATAAGAGAAAAGCAATCAAACTCTGCTCATAAAATGGGAAGACCTGGAAAACAAACTCCAGAGGAAATTGAAAGAAAGCGTGAATCAATGAAAAAAGTTTGGGCAGAAGGAAAAAGAAAAAAACTTCCCAGAGATGAGAGTGGTAGATTTATAAAAAATGAATCCTAAAATACTCAAAGATGATTCCAACTATGATGAATGGTGTGAACAGGAAATCCTGAACGCATATAAGGAAGCAGCAGAATCTGATGAGTTTCTGTTTGGTGATTATGATTTTAAGAAAGAATGGTTAGAGGGTCGTTAAGACCCTCTTTTTTTATAAATAAAATTATAGAAAAATCATAAAAGAAAAAATGTCTAGAATTACTGGAACTGATGCTTTTAATATGATGGAAGCATATAATAATGTTTATGCTCCTCAAGAAGAGGTTGAACTGACTGAAGAGCAAGTTCAAGAGGACTTTGAGAACTGGGTAAATTCACTTGTAGAAGAAGGTTATGACCTCAGTGAATATACTTGGGAAGATATGTATGAAGAATATTTGAATGAATTAACTGCATTTGATGCCGGTGGTGGAAAAGCAAAAGTTCAACAATTGATGCGTCAAGGAATTGGTGGAGTAGAAGCAAATAGAAGAGTTTCTACTACTGGTGAATATCTTCAAAGACAAAAGGCACAAGCATCCACAAGACCTGCATCTGCACAAAATCTTCGTGGACTTACAATTGGTCCTGGTGGTTTTAATATTCAAGGTAAACCAGTTCAACCAGGAATGTCTCCTATTTTCCAGAGACCTGGACAACCAGCACCTACGAGACCTGTAGTGCAAGCACCAGCAAGACCTGCAACACAAGCACCTGCTTCTGCACCTGCAAGACCTGCAGTACAAACATCTACAAGACCTGCTTCTGCACCTGCTCCTAAACCACAACTAGGACCAACAGGTAAACCATTAGTCGGTGGTATTGAAAGAAGAACTCCAACTTCTGCTGAACTTAGACAAGCACAGCAACTTAGAGCAACAGGTGCAAACTTGACTGGTACTGGAGCACTTGCAACTAGACCTACAACATCTGCTCCTGCTGCGGCAACAACTCCTGCTCCTGCTGCTACTACATCAAAACCAAATCTTCAACAGCAAATTAGACAGCGCAGATTGAATATGGACTTAGACCTATTCGATATCGTTCAAGGTTATCTAATTGACGAAGGTTATGCTGAAACTGAAGAAGCAGCAGCAGTCATTATGGCAAATATGAGTGAAGAATGGAGACAAAGTATTGTGGAAGCTTATGGTTCTTTCGGTGCTAATATGGCTGGTGCAGAACTGCAAAGAAGAGCAACTTTAAAAGTGCGTGAGGATGAGAGAAAAAAGATTGAGCAAGAAAAAAAGGGTAGTTCTGGAGCATCTTCACAAGTAAGAGGTGCGTGATACAATTTTTTAAATAGTTTATCAGAGGGTCTAACCAACCCTCTTTTTTTATAAATAACTAAAAAAGTAAGAAGAAGATGAAGTCTTTTAGTCAGTTTTTACAAGAGTCATATTTGAATGAAGATGAAAAAAAGAAAAGAGATCTTGAAGCTGCAGCAGCATTAGCAGCTGCAACTACCCCTCTTGCAGGATCAGTTGCTTTAGGTAATAATGATCCACTAAAAAGATTGGATGATAGATTAGATAGAGATACATATAATAGTCTACCAAACAGAAGCAAGCAAAGATTAGGTGGTCCTTCTGCTTTAGGGAGACAGAGACAACCATTGCGAGGATCTGCAGGAGCTCCTGCAATTAGAAGTGCAAGAGCAAGAGCATCGGCAAATGCAGCACCAGAAGTTTCGCAAACTAATAAAATTGCATCTCAAACAACTCAACCAGAAGTAAGTCCTCAAGGAAAAACAACTACAGTAGCAAGTCCTGCAAGAAAACCGTCAGGAGCTGCTGCTGATGCTTGGCAACAGTTTCCTGGAAACCCGCCAAAAAAATATGGAACTCCAGAACCACCTTCAAGTAGAGTTCCTTATGGAAATAGAACACTTTCTGGAACTCCTTCAAGACTTGCTTTACCTGCTTCAGGATCAACTAGTAGTCGTGGTAGGCGAGAATTTACTCCAGAACTTGAAGCAGCTGAGCGAAGAAACAGAGCAGCAGCAAAAGAAGCAAGAGCAGCAGCATACGATGCCAAGCAACCTGCCGGCAAATTAGCAACTCGTGGAACTAATCCACAGGCACCCCCAGAAGCTATGATGAGAGGTGCATATGATAAAGCGTCTACACCCAGAACATCTTCTGGAGGTTCTGGAGGAAAACCACCAGCACTTCCTGCGGTTGGACAAACTGGAGGAAAACCACCTACTGGACCAAAAATTAAAATTCCATCAGGACTTAAACGAGCTGGAAGAATCGGTGGAAAACTTCTTGGACCTGCAGCAGCAGCACTTGATGTTGCTGATGAAAGAGCAAAAGGTTCTGGTTGGTTGAGATCAGGACTTAAAGCTGCTGTAGTTGGTGGTGCTGGTGCTTTAGGTGCAGCAGCAGGCGCTCCACTTACTCCAGTAGGATCTCTTGCAGCAGGAACCGGTGCTGCAATGGCAGCATCTAAGGCATTTGATGTTGTTGCTGGTGCTAATGCGGTTGAAAGAAAAGCAATGGCAACAGCAAATCGTCAAAAGCAAGCAGGAACTGCAATTAAAGGTATTGGTGGACAAACATCATTTAGTCAGAAAAAACCAGGTGGTCCTGCATTTATGTCAACTGGTTCTGGATCACAAAGAAAAACTGTTCAACTTGCTAAAACTGGTGTAGTTCAAAGAGGTGGGCAATCAACAGCAGGACATCTTGCGTTTAAGGATGGTAAAGCAGTTTATAAGGCAGGGCCAAGTGCTCAATCTCTTGCTAAAACTTCTTCTAATCCATTAGAAAGAATTGGAAGAACTATGTTTGCAGGTGCATACAAGAAGCATGATGCTGTAAAAGCACAACAAGCACTTCAAAAAGCAAGACAAAATGATGCTGCTCGCAATAAGAAACTTGGGGTAAAAGCACTTCCTGGTAAGTGATTTTTTATAAATATCTTTATAAAAAGGTATTAAAATCATAACCATGTCTAGAATTTCGCAAGACTTCATTAATTCTGTTGGGTATTTGTATGAAGAAATCAATATCCAACAGGAAGATTTTTTGAATGAAGATTCTCAATATTATGATGCGGAAGCAGCAGAAATAGTAGAGGATATTCTTGCTACTATTTCAACTTCAATGGTTTATGAAGGATATAGTGCTGAAGGTATTATTGGATTTCTTGCAGATTCTTCAGAAGAAACAATTATTGAAAAGTATTTGAGTTTTGATGAAAGTATTCTTACCGAAAGTGTAGTTTCTGAAGATTATATTCAAGAACAATTAGAACTTTTTGATGTTGCAATTTATGAGGGTTTGGCAGATAAATTGTTAGGTGGTGCCATTAAACTTGCGGGAAGAATAGCATCAAAACCTGCAAGAAAAAAAGTTGCAAATATAATTCAAAATTCCAAAAGACCTGAAGTAGCAAGAAGAAGAATACAAAATCTTGCTCAAAAGGAAGCGAGAAAAGGAAATGTTGGTGGATATAGTCCAACAAAATCACCAGTTGATGGTGGAAAACCAATGACTGGTAAGCAGTCTGCAGAATTACTTTCAAAGGCAAAACTAAGTCAAGCAACTCAAAAAGTAAAGGATGTTGCTTCAAAAGCAAAAGCAGTACTTCCAGGAATTGCTAAAGGTGCATTAATCGGAGGTACTGGTGTTCTTGCTGGATATATGGGAGCAAAACTTGGAGGTGCAGGTTCTGGATCAAAACCAACAGGATCACCACAACCAGCTACAACAACACCAGCAGCACCAACAGCATCACCGAAACCACCTGCAACACCTTCTGGATCTGGCGGTGGTGGAGGAGGATCTACTGCAACACCTACAAAACCAAAGTCTGATTCTGTAACTTCTAAGTATAAAGAACTCATTAAACAAGGAAAAACTAAAGAAGCAGAAGAACTAGGACTAAAAACTTGGGCAAAGGCAAAACCAGAACTTGCTGCTAAACTAAACCCAGATGGCACTCAAAGGGGCACTGGTCAAAGTCAAATGGAAAAAGATGCTGAAGAACTTCGTAAAATGGGCAACAGATCTAAGCAGCGTCAGGGAGAATTGATGGGTGGTCCGGAAGGTCCTGGAAAAATTGATACTAAAGCAGTAGAAGATGCTTTAAAGGCAGAACAAGAAAGGCAACAGAAAAAATTGGAACAGCAAAATAAAACCCCTGTAACTGCAAAAGAATCATATCAACCTTACGATGTTGTTTTAAATTACTTGCTGTCTGAGGGTCATGCAGACACCTTAGACGAAGCAAATTACATTATGATGGAAATGGATGAAACTGCAATTGGTACAATCATGGAACAATATGAGGATTATTTACTTGCTGAAGAAATTCAAGAGTGGGTGAATGGTCTTGTAGAGGAAGGTTATGATCTTTCACAATATACCTGGGATGATATGGTTGAGTATTATGTAACTCAGAATTGATCACATTATAACATCTTCAAAGGGGGCTTGACAAGTCCCCTTTTTTTGTCTAGACTACCTTTGTCCCGGTTGAAGATGAGGCTTTAGCTAATCTTAGAAGACTTAAGAACGATGCCATAAATTCTTTCAGATTCGCTCATATAAAAGGTTCCACCAATATTTGTATTATAATATTCTTCACTCATCAGTACATTACGATTAAACTGTTCATAAGTTTCATAATAACTCATAGATTTCTTATGAGGACATAGGTAGAGGATTTCACGAAGAAAATGTTCTCTACCTAATTTCTTTACATCTTCATTAAGTTCATCACAAGATCCGAAGTAGTTTTTCCAATCAGACTCTTCGGTCTTTCTTCTTCCTGTTTTTTTGTTCTTTTGTCTTGTCCAGAAATGTTTTTTACCAATGTATTTTTTATTGTTCGTAAGATTCGTAATTATATAAACAAACCCTTCCATCCCTTTGGGAACATCGGTAAAGACTTCTCCATTATATTGCCAATCCATAAGAATTCTTTATTTGACTATTTAGATTTGCAGTCAAAGACCAGGAGTGCTATACTAAAAAAAGATAATGATTTTCTAAATACTATGGTGACACTTGAAACTACTCTTCGTCAATCACACGATTGGGCAATTGACAGGATGCATTTCCTATGTGAACAAAAAAATATTGAAAATGCCCATGCGATTCAATCTGAATTTAGTGAATGGTTGAATCCCGATATTCCAGAGCATGATGTATTTTCATTAGAGTACATAGGAGAAGAAGATGACATTGGATCTTCATAACTTTTTTAAGTTTTACGACGACACTAACTCAAATCATGTAGCAGCAGTTCAATGGTTAGAAGATAACCTACCTGCTCAATTCCTTGACGATTCAGAAACCGATTGGATTGGAATTTTTAGAACCAAACCACCTACACCAGCAGTTCTGAATGTTCCATATTTCAATCAAGTAGACAATTACCGAGATGCACATAGAACTTGTAACAGTTCATCGTGCGCTATGTGCCTTGCTTTCCTTAAGCCAGGAAGCATTAAGGGCGATGATGAGTATGTCAAGAAAGTATTTGCAATTGGTGATACAACTGATCATGCCGTACAGACGAAAGTTCTGGCAGGTTATGGTGTTAAGTCACACTTTAGTTACAATCTATCTTTTGCTGATATTGATAAAAGTTTGGATGCTGGAAAGCCCGTTGTTATTGGCATACTCCATAGGGGTTCTCTTTCTGCACCTACTGGTGGGCATATGTGTGTTGTAATTGGTAAGACTCCAGATGGTAAGGGATATTTTGTGAATGATCCATATGGTTCATTGAATGATAACTATACTGGACCTGTGACTAACGGTAAGAAAACAATTTACACCAAAGCAGTTCTCAAGCACCGTTGGTGTCCAGGAGGCAACGATGGATGGGGTAGAATCTTCGACTAGATTTAAGGCAAAGATGCTTAAGGTGATTAAAGAACTTACTAATCATGGAAAGCATCTAGAAGCAAACGAACTTTATCAACGTTATTTCGGAGACAACAATGGCAAAAATCGATCTTCATAATTTCTTTCAGTTCTATGATGAAAGAAACCCTAATCATGTTAAAGCAGTTCAGTGGTTAGAAGATAATCTCCCAGTTAAGTATCTGGAAGATAATGTAGACTGGGCAGAGATTTATCGCGGAAAAAAGACTAGTGCTGCACCAGCAACCCCTGCTGCTGCAGCGCCTGTAGTTGGTGGTGATGATCTCCCACAGATGGGAATCAAGTTAATCAAAGAGTTTGAAGGATGTCATCTTAAGGCATATCCAGACCCTCTGACTGGTGGACTTCCAATCACAATTGGTTGGGGTTCAACCCGTAAGAAGGATGGTTCAGCATTTAAACTTGGCGATACTCTTTCGCAAGCAGAAGCAGATGATCTTCTCATCGAACAATGTAAGAAAGAGTTCCTTCCTGCATTGCGTAAAATCCCACATTGGAGTGAAATGTCAGATGGAAAAAGAGGAGCTTTGCTCAGCTTTGCTTATAATCTTGGTGCCGGTTTTTACGGTGGTGATAACTTTAATACTATTACTAAACGCCTGAAGAATAAAGAATGGGACTTAGTTCCAGATGCTTTATACCTCTACAGAAATCCTGGTTCAAATGTAGAAGCAGGATTGGCGCGTAGAAGAAAGACAGAAGGTGAATCTTGGAAGAAGGGATGACTAAATAGTTTCAACCGTTGAGTTGAAGCAACTCCACCACCGCAGTGAGTTGTGATTTGTAGGTTCTAGAGAATCTCAAACCACCGACTCACTGTTTTTCTATGTCTTACACGCAAAAGGCGCTGGCTGCAGCGTCTGCGCTCTTACTTGGAGTGCCAACTGCAGCATTATCTCACACCAACTCCATCGGATATGTTGGTGGTGGTAATGGATCAGTTACTTTCTGGTATGGTAACTGGCATCCAGGAACTACCTTTAACGAAGGGACTTTAACGTTACAAGGTATCAACGGAACTAATTTTTCTGCAACAACCGTTAACTGGACTTTACTTTCAGCAACAAGACCGGATGGATTGATTGATGGTACAAACTATTTTACTTCTAACGGATCACAATTAGTTGCTTATGGTAGCAATAGTCAGGTATCATCAACTTGGCAGGGTGTAACTTTTACTGGACTTGGTGCTGGAGATTATCAATTCACTTACAATGCTGCTGGAGCTCCAACAGCTAATTGGATGCCTATGGATAATGTCATCCTTTCTAGTACTGTAGTTCTTACCGCTGCAGCACTTTCTGGTGATGCTGATGGTGATGGTATTAATGATACAACTGGACAACCAATTGCACCACCAGCACCAACTCTGGTAAGTTCTAATACTGCTAATAATGTATCTTCAACTGTTGCTGTTCTTACTCCAGTATCCGAAACAACTGTTACTCACACAGCAACAGAAGATGGTGGAAGACAAAGAATCAACCGCCACAATCAAACTGATGTAACAACAACTTCTGTTACAACCATCACTACAACACCAGTTACAACCGATACTTATAGTGATAATTCAACGGTAGTTACAAATGGAACTGCTGTTGTAACCACATCACAAGCAAGCACAGTTGCAACTACTCACGAATATGCTGACTTCTATGGTCGTGTAGATCAGTACGAAGTTATGGATAAGATTGGTGAAGGATTGCAAGGACTTCTCAATCACGAACCAACTAAGTCAAAAGAAAAAATCAAAGTGTTCAGTAAAAATTACTATGCCTGGTCACATGGAGAGAATGGTTACTCTGGAACTTCATTCATCTATGGTGGTGGTGTAGAGATTGATATCAAACCAACCTGGACGATTGGTGGTCAGTATAATAATATAACTCTAAATCTGAATGGAACCGATAGCACTTCTAAACTTCTGAAGAGTCACTATGGCGTCTTTAATATGTTGAGAGGTAATACTTTATCACTTCTGACGAATGCTGGTCTTGCTCAAAATAACTATAATGTATCTAGAAATGTTGCTGGAGTTTTCAAAAATGAAAGTCAGACTTCTGGACAAGAGTGGTGGGTCAGCAATAGACTTTTCATTCATGCTCATAAGAATATAACTCCTTTCGTTGGATATACTGTTCGTAATTATACAAGAAACGCATTCAGTGAAACTGGTTCTCCTGAATCAGTAAGAAGTGTTGGTGGTATCAATGAAACTTATCACGTCGGTGAAGCAGGTCTGAGACTTGAAACTCGTTTTGGTGGTAAGAAAAAAGATTTATTTGGTTTAAGTATTGAAGGTTCTTATGCAACTGATAATGCTATTGAAGCATCTGCAACTCTTGACTACAAAGAGATTGTTAGTGTTCAAGGAATTCATCAGATTAATAATGGTGTAAGTAACACTGCAGTTTCCGCAAATGTTAAGTTTAGGTTCTAAAAACCTAAATAAGACAGACTTCATCACACGGAACTGATGGAAAACGACAAGAAAGGTAAATGTATGAGTACTGTTATTCGTATTGCGATCTTGGGTTGGTCCGCTGCTCTTCTTACTGCTAGTTATGCTGGGGCTCTATCTAAGATGGACCCCACTTTTATTGCAACTGTCTTCACTGCATCTGCTGCAACTTTCGGTATTAACACAATGAAGAAGGGTGGTGATGAAGATGAAAAGAAAGAAGAACCACGTAGAGAAGTGGTAATTGAACCCACTCCAGAACCACCAGCACCAGAAGTTGCTGTTGCAGAACCATCTCTTGAAGAAAGAGTTGAAGCACTTGAAGAAGGTCAAGTTACACCTCGCACTGGAGCGTAATGTCTAAATCCGCAAACAAGGGAAAGAAAGGTTCTGGTGGTGCAGGTTCTGCCAATAACAAAAAGCAGAACTCTGGTAATGCGAATGCAAACAAGGCAAAAAATGGTGGCAAGAAAAAATGAGGTATTATGCCAAGAGAATGGAATACTCCTATTCGGGAACCTTGGAACCCGATAATTAAGAAGTGTCTAGATGCTGTCGATGAACATACTCGGCAGCATCTATTGACAGGTGATGAGTGGCACCTTTCTCAAGCAGAAATATTAAGAAAGTATGTAAAAGACCTAAAAGTATGGATACATAAAGAGGAAGGTTGGTGGAATGAATGAAAAAACTTTTTACTGCAATTAGTCTGTCAATATCTTTAGCATTACCTACAAGTGCTAATACAGTTGCAAAGAAACAACCCACCGTTCCAGCATATAGCCTGGCATCGATGGGTTGTATGATTTTAAAGGAATGTACTGATGGTGTAGAACAACTCACTGTAGACTCTTCACTAATTAAAGGAAAAGAGTTTGATACTTTTAGAGAAGAGATACAAAAGATTCTTGCTGGTCTTGAAAAACTTGGAGTTCCTGTTTATGTTGGACCAGCACGATACTTCACTCCAAGAACAATCGGTTTATATAAACCGGAATACAATCGGTTTTTTGTAAATGAAGAATTGCTTAAAGACCCTAGAGAATTTCTAGGAACGATGAGACACGAAGGATGGCATGTTGTTCAGGACTGTATGGGTGGTGGACTCAAAACCTCCTTTATGGCACAGGTTCATCAAGACACTGAGATTCCTGCTTGGGTTATGAAGTCAACTCGTCTTGCTTATGAGAGTATGGGTCAAAGTCGTGCTGTTCCATGGGAAGCAGATGCTAATTGGGCAGAGGAACAGTCTAATGTAACTGCACAAAAACTGGAAATGTGTGCTAATGGACCACTTTGGGATCAAGTAAGACCTACTCCTATGACAATGGAATGGTTGATTGGTTGTGGGTGGATGAAACCACAAGAGGGTTATAAGGAATATGTTCCCAACAAGAAGTCTGATTATTGTGTAGAAGGTAAATACTAATGCCGCAAGATTTTCCTTGGGGAGTAATGTCGATTCTTGGACCAGGACTTATATTTGTATTGTATATCATTTACTACATACTAAAATTAGCAAACGAGGAAATGAAAAATGAAGAACCTAGCACTCATTCTATCAACGACAAGTCTTCTCATTAGTGGAGCACTTTGTTATGGTGCTTATGTGACTTATAAAAAAGCAGAAGCAATCTTAAACAATCCAGAGCAGTTTGTTGGTAAGGTTGTAGAGAATCAAGTGAATAAGGCATTTGAAAAACTTCCTATTCCGAAACTAAATACTGGGAGTATTAAGTTTCCTTTCTAAATAGTGATGCTTATGTGTGGTAACCTAAGCAAAAGATTGGAGGCAGAAATGCCTCTTTTCTTGTATAAATAGTATTACCACACATAAAGCAGTATGAATAACTATTACACCTACGCATATTTGCGTGAGGATAGAACTCCTTATTACATCGGTAAAGGTAAGGGGTTTAGAATGTATGTTAAAAAAAGAATTGTGCCTTTACCAAGTAGAGATAGAATAATATATCTAAAAAGAAACCTAACAGAACAAGAAGCAATCAAACACGAAGTTTATATGATTGATGTTTATGGTAGAAAAGATAATGGGACTGGTATTTTAAGAAATCTTACCGATGGAGGTGAAGGAACTTCTGGTAGGATTGTAAGTGAAGAACAGAAAGAAATTCAAAGTTTAAAAATGAGTGGTGTAAATCATCCTTTCTATGGTAAAATTGCTCCAAAGTCCCATAGAGAAAATATAAGTAATGCTTTATCTGGTAAGAAAAAATCAAAAGAGCATATAGAAAAACTACCACAAAATAAAAAAGGGGCAACTCGTTCCCAAGAATTTAAAGATAAAAGAAAAAATTATATGACTGGTAGAAAGTGGTGGAATAATGGTGAAGTTGAAAAACTTTTTGCTAATAATGAAACTCCTGGATGTGAATGGGTATTGGGGAGAATATATAGTAAGAGTTAATTGCTTTAAATAAATGGCGGACAGAGACCCATATATTTACAGGATTAAAAATATTTTAAGGGTAGTTGATGGGGATACGATTGATGCTGATATTGATTTAGGATTTTCTATAAGTTTGGAAAAACGCATTCGCCTTGCTGGGGTTGATACTCCTGAGAGTCGCACGAAGGACGAGTATGAAAAGAAACTTGGACTTGAATCAAAAGAGTGGTTGAAGAATAGGTTACAATTTGCTAAAGATATTATTATCAAAACCGAACTTCCAGACAGCACAGAGAAGTATGGAAGAATCATCGGGCACCTGTTTATCAATAACGAAGCAACATCACTGAACGAACAGATGATAGTTTCCGGTTTTGCATGGGAATACGATGGCGGCACCAAGAAGAAGAACTTTGCTGAACTGGATGCCAAGCGTAAGAAGTAATCACTTCTCGTGAAACTCTTTGTATTGTCTTTGTTTATCTTTCTTCTGTTCCTTCTTTAATAGTTTATTGACTTTTTTGAGAGAGTCACTCTTCTCAAACGCAAAATATACCTGAAGTTCATAAGGGGTAAGGTCTCTGTTCAAGAGTTTTTTACCCCTTACAAATATTTGTTGAACGATAGGTTTCATTTTCTTTACCATCCACTCCACCAAAGATTTGCCAATAAGAGCCGCAGCAACAGAAGCAGTAGCAGTGGTGCCAGCAAGAATAACCTGTTCTTTTGGAGGAACTGGAACTTCCCCGATGATTGGAACTTCAATGACGGGCACTCCTAAATTTGTATTGGTGTTTGTCTCTTTGATTATTTTGTCTTGTATTGATTCTTGAGGAACTTGGACTTGTGCTAATACAGGTTTACTATCAGGAAGTCCTCTAGACTTTTCTTCTTGTGATTCTTCTTGTTTCTTTTGTTCTGCTCTCACCGCAGCATCAAACTCTTCTTGAGTCGGAACATCAACAACTGGATAGTTGAATGATGGGTTTGGAACATTAATAATTGGAAGTTCCAAACTGAATGTAACGTTTCTTTCAGTTCTTTTTGTGACAGGAGGTTCTATTGTAGGAATGATGCGTGGTGCATCAATTCTTACGGACGCTGACTTGATTGGTGGTATTTCCATTGACTACATCCTGTACTTTTGGATACTTCACAACAACATCAGCACATATCTTTGCGTATGGTGATTGTGGGTGAAATGAGATACCAGACTTGATTGCTTCACCACACTTCAAGAGTCTTACAAGTTCAAAATCAAGTCGTGCCTTGTCTGCTTCCGCCTGCTGTCTTGTGATTTCAGTTCTGACTCGTGCTTTGCATAGTTCCTGAAAAGACCCGTCAAGGGGAATAGAGAACCCAGCAGAGATGCCTCCGTTGAAGGAATTTTGTTGATATGATGTGGGATCACTATTATTGGATAAACTATTATATCCAAAGGTCTGAAGGTTCAGAGTTGGACCCTGACAAGATACACCAGAACCATAAGTATTCATAGCGAAAGGACCCTGTAAAACTTGCACAGCCTGGTTCGTCACATTACCAGTTGCAGATGCTGAGGGTCCTGCTATGTTAGTATTAGACGGTGCTTGCTGAGCAGTTGCTGGTAAGGCAAATACTATTGCGTGAAGACCGATAATGAATTTGTGGTAGACTCTTCTACCGTTTTGCGATCTATCCATGTTTCTTTCGCAATTCCAGGAGTCAAGTGAGTTTCACTAAACTGGAACGGAGCACCTTGCGTTTGAATTGTGTAGTTCGCACCTGGACCAGGACGGTCAGGTATATTGATATTAGTACCAGTGACAGTATAAGATGTCCCAGTTGTATATTCTATTTGTTTGATAACTTCAACCACCTCAGTGCGAGTTTTGGTCTCAGAAGTAATCGTGCCACTCGTAAAATTAGGAGTGACAGGTGCTGCAAAACAAGGAGATATAAGTCCCGTTGCCAGCAGCAAAACGGGAGTTATGTGTTTCACTTGAATACGCTTAACTCAACGGTTCTTTGTGCTGTACCAGTGCTTCCAGGACCACCAGCAGTGATGGTAGGAACGCCAGTTGAACTCAGAGTTCCTGCAAGAGAACCTGCAGAGCCACCTAACTGAGTAGTAGAGTCGCTATAAAGGTTGGGAGCGGCAATTGTTCCATTAGCTGCCGACTGAGAGGAGACAACTGTATCAGCAGTAATTGTAGATTCACTAAAACTAAATGCCGCACCATTGGTATTGATGTTATAAGAACCTGCAGATCCAACTCCTCCAAGAGTTGTGACGTTGATGTTAGTACCAGAGACGGTATACTGACCACCGACTCTAGTTGATTGAACCGCTGCACCCTGAACGCTTAATTGAACGGAATCAACAATTTTGGATGTAATTTCACCTGCAAAGACAGGAGTAGTGAAGAATAACGAAAAGGCTAGTAGAAGTCTTTTCATTGTTCTAGAGATGATAAACCTAGCTTATTTAGGAGAGACACTTTCTAGACTGGCACACTTGACATATCCTAAATATTAACTTATTATGAAAAATCCCTCACACAGGGATTGCATCATGAGAATTTGATGTGATATTAGAGCCCAGGAAAGTGCCCCCCGAGAGGGGTGGTATACCCCCTTTCTATTGGGATGTAGAGTTCAATTAAAATTAATGCAATCTATCTTTACAGTAGCCCTGCCTCTTCTGGCAACGGTTACAACCAGTACGGCATCACTGCCATTCGTCAACTACAAGATGCAAGGTCCTCCACCACCAGTGGAACCAACGACCAAACCATTTGCTATTATCAAAGAGTTTAATCTTGTAGATGAAAAGAAGACAGCAATCCGCGAGGTTGCTCCCGCAAAACCTAAAGAGACAAGGTTAATTTGTAAAGGGTGTAATGAACATGAGAATGCTACTCTGGCATTTTTCCAGAATCGTGGTATTAAAGACAGAAACGCCCTTGCTACCATCATGGGTAACATTCGTCAGGAATCAACTTTTGTTCCTAACATTTGTGAAGGTGGTAGTAGAACCAGTTGGGGTAACTGCGGTCGCGGTTACGGACTGATTCAATGGACATCTGCCAATCGTTATTATGGATTGGGTGATTTTGCTAAGAAGTATGGTGGTTCTCCATCAGAACTTCACACGCAACTTCGTTATCTAACGACTGAAGTTCAATGGCAACGTATTGAAGATAGGATGAAAACTCCTGGTAAGTCTATCAATCGTTACATGGACTATGCGTATAGTTGGATTGGTTGGGGACATCATGGTGCCCGCACTTCGTATGCTCATGAATATGCTTCCAAACTGATCACGGTAGAAGTTTGATATATAAGGGGAGTGGAATGACTCCCCTTTACTTTTTACTTTTTATAGGAAAATGACTGAACAGCAAGAACATCTTAAAAATCTTTTAGAGCAAAGAATTACTCTAGAACAACAAATGAATCAAAGTAGAGAACTTTTTTGGAAAGTTCAGGGTGCAATTGAGTATCTAACTCAAATTGGAGTTACTCTTCCAGAACCAGAACTAACAGAAGAAACTCCTGCAGAATTTACCGAAGAGGACTGATACATATTAAGAGTGCTGCGCTCTTATGTTTAATTTTAACTTTGGTAAAAAGAAAACAGATAAGAAACAACTGCTTATAGTTGGTTTAGTATTATCAAGTCTTATTGCAGCACTCTCACAATGCACGGGAATTTCCGAAAATGGACTTTGGGATTTACTGGATGAGGTTCAGAGAAAATATTTCCCGCAAACTATTATTAATGAACTTATTCTTCAAGATCCTCATGCAGTAGAACGTAGAGTTAAGCGTGATGTGGATCGTGCGATTGATGCTGTAACACCAGAGTATGATCGGATTATTTCCGATTATGATAAGAAATATAAACAAAAATATGTTGAGAAACCACCAGACGGCAGTGAGGCACAGAGACTGCTTGGTGGAGAAATGAGAATCTGTGCAGTCTGGGTTGACGACTGCCCGAAGGAGTAGTATAATATTCTCATGGGCAGGCGAGGTTCCAACCCTCCTATAAGTCCCGCCCCTCCTATGCCTCTCAACGATGCACAAACCAGGAGGTCTCTTGGGTTAGTAGCTCAGATGGATAGAGCCACAAACTTCTAATTTGTTGGTCGGGGGTTCGAGTCCCTCCTAACCCGCTTGGAGTTTATCTCCATATATAAACTGATAGAGGGTAAGTCCCTGTTATATCCTTATGAGATATATCACACTTACTCCATCAAGCCGTTGGTAGTCTAGTGGTCAGGACACCCCGACAAGGGAGTTGGAGAAGTAGGGGTTCGATTCCCCCACAACGGCACATTTATTCCCTTATAAATAATGGTAGAACAATAAAACTTCTACCTTATGACTAAGGAAACCAGAACCTATGCTGATCGTAGAGAAGCAAATAAAGCAAGTGTCATTAAAAGACGCAAGCAAAACAAACTTCTTCTAGTAGAATATAAAGGTGGTAAGTGTGAAAGATGTGGTTACAATAAATGCATTTCTGCATTAGAGTTTCATCATCTTGATCCCACTACCAAAGAAACAAAAAATCTTGGAACCACCGCTGCCATAGAAAAACAAAAAGCAGAAGCAGATAAATGTATTCTTGTGTGTGCTAATTGCCATAGAGAAATACATCACGAACAACATAATGGGGTGTAGCTCAGCGGTAGTAGCGGGATGCTGTTAACATCTAGGTCGCAGGTTCGATCCCTGCCGCCCCAGTTGGAAGGACTTTGGTTCTTCTAAACTACGTTCTGGGTGGAATTCCCAGCAGTTCTTAGGGACTGTCTTTTGTAGGTTCGATACCTACATCTTCCTTATGGGAGGTAAGAGAGGCTATTAGAAACGTTTTATTCACTGCCCTCTAATGCAGTGAAACTTGCAGGAAGTGTCTCCTGCGGGTGACGGGCACTCGTTACCCATTTGCCCTTGTAGCTCAGTGGTAGAGCAGCGGTTTTGTAAACCGCTGGTCGCAAGTTCGAATCTTGTCGGGGGCTTGACATAATACTCTTTATGTCTTATACTTTCTTTTGTGTGAAGGAAGTGTGCATGGAGGAGAAATCCTCCATCATTTGCGGAGTTAATTCAGTGGTAGAATGGCTGCCTTCCAAGCAGTTCGTCGTCGGTTCGAATCCGATACTCCGCTTTCTTAAAGAAACCTTAGTTGACAGAAGAACAAAACTATACTATGATAATCCTCGAACTTAAGTTTTGCTTAAGATTCTCTAAATAACCTTGCATAATTGGTGCCCCAACTACTCGCACCAATTATGTGACCCATATACAAAGGGTTTAAATAACCCTGAAGTACCATGTCGTTTAGTACTAAAAACAAATCTTTATGAAACTCAAACAACTGATGCTTGCACCTGTTGCTCTGGGAATGGTTGCTCCTGTTGCTGCGAATGCCGCAGACCTTAATATGGCAGCAGTCAACCAGTACTCTTCCACTGAGCAGGTTACAAGTGTCTCACAACTTTCTGATGTGCAACCCACTGATTGGGCATATCAGGCACTCAGCAACCTTGTAGAGCGTTATGGTTGCGTTGCTGGTTACCCCAACGGCACTTTTGCTGGTGGTAAGGCAATGTCCCGTTATGAGGCAGCAGCACTTCTGAATGCTTGCCTTGACCGTGTGACTGAAGTTACTGATGAACTGAAGCGTCTTGCTAACGAGTTCTCTGATGAACTTGCCGTGATTCGTGGTCGTGTATCTACTCTGGAAGCAAAAGTGGGTGCTCTGGAAGCAACCCGTTTCTCTACTACCACTAAACTGAAAGGTGAAGTAAACTTTGTTCTTGGTGGTGTAGATAATGCTTGGACTCCTGGTACTTCCAAGGCTCCTGCTAGCACGAATGTTGGTAACACTGCATTCAACTACGATCTCCGTCTGAACTTTGATACTTCGTTCACTGGTAAAGACCTGCTCCGCACTCGTCTGCGTTCGGGTAACTTCTCCAGTCAACCCTTCGGTTCATCTTCTTCCCTGTTCAAACTGGATAAGGCAGAGAGCACTGCAAACGCAGTTACTCTTGACCGCCTTTACTACCAGTTCCCTGCACTTGCTAAGGGTGTAACTCTGACTGCTGGTGCTCTGGTTCGCAACACTGAGATGACTTGGGTTCCTACCGCATATAAGTCTGAAATCCTTGATTTCTTCCAACTTGCTGGTGCTCCTGGTGTTTATAACAAAGCAACTGGTGCTGGTTTCGGTGCTCAGTGGGCACAACCTACCAAGAAAGGTAAAGGTGGTTTCGTTGCTGGTGTGAACTATGTTGCTCAAAATGGTGGTGATTCCACCAAAGGTGAGTTCAACGAATCTGGTGCTCTGAATACTCTGGCGCAAATTGGTTATCGTGCTCCTCAGTGGGGTGCTGCATTCGGTTACCGTTATGGTACTGAAGGTACTCGTGTTCGTACTTTCAACGCACTTGCTGGTAAGTCTGGTGCCCTTGCTCCTGGACAAACCTCTAATGGTTATGCCCTGAGTGCTTATTGGCAACCCAAGACTTCTGGTATCATTCCTTCTGTGAGTGCTGGTTATGGTTGGAACACCGTAAGTCTGGATGCAGCAGGTCAGGCAACTCCTGCTGGTGCTACCGATTCACAGACTTGGTATGCTGGTCTCCAGTGGTCTAATGTGTTTGCTAAGGGTAACTCTGCTGGTTTCGCCATCGGTCAACCTGGTAACGCGGAAGGACTGGATAAGGATGCAACGATGTGGGAAGTCTTCTACAAGTATAAGGTGTCCGACAATATCACTGTAACTCCTGCAGTGTTCTATGCCTCTAACAATCAGGCATTTGCTGGTGCATCTTCCAACTATGGTGGTGTGATTCAGACGAAGTTTACGTTCTGATAATTCCTACATAGTGTAAATTGGGGGTTGACAAGACCCCCTTTTTAGTGTATTATAGATAACGAGTTAGGAGGTTTATGTCTCTTATTTCCCAACGTGATAGAGAAGTCGCTATTGCAGCACTTGAAAAGTATGCTGCTGATGTAGCAACAACTGAGTATTATCTTGGAGAACCACATCATTCTTCTATGGAAGTCAATGCTCTTCTAAACTGGATTAAACTAGAATATCAGAAGAATGAAAATTAATCTTTGGTATTGCTCTGATATGAAACAGTGGCGTTGGACTTTAACCGATGATCATCGCCCAGTCGTTAGGCAGGAGTCGGGTCAACGGGAAAATCTACGGGATGCTATGAATGATGTAGCAAATACCGTAGAATATATGATGACCAAGATTTAATTTCTTGGGCGATTAACTCAGCGGTTAGAGTGTCTGCTTTACACGCAGAAAGTCCGCAGTTCGAATCTGCGATTGCCCATTATAAATACCTAAAAAATATGGTATAATGGAAAAACTATATAAAATACTTTCTGATACTCAAGCAAGTCTTTTTGTACTTTTCCAAAAGACTTGGGTATATCATTGGCATATTACTGGACCTGATTTCTATCAAGTTCATACAATGTTTGGTGAGCAATATACTGCACTCTTTGAAGAGATTGATAGAATCTCCGAGCATATGAGATTTCTTGGTGCTAAACCAGTTAGTGCTCTCTCAAGAGTTGCAGAAGTATCCAGAGTATCAGAAGCAAAAAGTGGTCTCTCTGAAATGGAGATGATTAAAGATCTCTTGAAATGTCATACTACAATAATTGAAATGTTTGGAGAAGCAGCAAAGATCGCAGAAGAACTTAATTCAAGAGGTACAACAAATTTACTTGATGATCTCAATGAGGCACACGGAAAGTTTGTTTGGTTTTTGAGATCATTTACTGAATAAAAATTAAACTTATAATACAATGGAAAACTTAAGAATCAGATGCCGCTCCTGTGGTAGGGAGTTAGAAGGGTATCATAGTAAAACTGTAACATGTGGTTGTCCAAATATGGCGACTATTCGTGGTGATAAGATCTCAGCAGTTGACTTATCTAATGTTGTTATGCTAAACTCTTATCATACAAAAACAAAATCTAGTGTTCTTACCAATGAAGATATTCAGTGGCAAGAAGCACGTCGTCAACGTAAAGTTAAACGATTAGATTTTGAAGTCCGTTGAGGACTTATTTGGAGAGAGTCCGGTTGGTCGAGGACACCGCCTTGAAAGCGGCTGGGTTTAAAAGCTTCGCAGGTTCGATTCCTGTTCTCTCCGTTTAGAAATATTACAAAATTTTAGATTCTCTTAATCTATATTTTTGTATCAACACAAACTTGACAGTTTAAAAATACTCACTAGTATAACTAGTAGTATTCAACCTTAAACCTTATGGATCAGCACACCTACGACAATTGGGTGAAGATCAAGGAAACTTTTGAAGCCTCTGGGAACACAGATAATATGTTCTACAAGAGAGCAGTTGAAATAGTCAAAACGAGGAGAGATCCTCTTGCGAAGTTTCTTGGAGATGAGAAATGATGGAACCTTTTGATGATGATTATGTAACCCGTTCCGAAGTTAAGGAGATGATCGATGCAGCAATACGACGACACAACCGTAATGCTAGCATCATTAGTATGTGCGTCGGTTGGGTGGTTCTTGCTTTATTTGCTGAGGGACTTTTAAGGTTGATTGGAGTTATCCCACCATTGCTTCCATGGCTCAACATTACTCTGAAATAATTGGCATTGCTTTTCTGTTGGTGTTTGCTGCCACGATGTTTTATCAAGGCACTTGTATTATGCGTGGACGGCGTGGTTATTCTTTGAGGGATTATCTCAAACAAGATAGTACTAATATGCGTAAAAGAGTGGAGGAACTATTAAAGGACAAATGATAGTTTTAACAGACAAAGACCTACAAGAACTTCAAGAAAGAGTTTTACAGCAAAAGTTAGATGAACTATTTGAAGAACCATCAACTTATGAGGATGATGATGAATACTAATTTACTTTTTAGCGCATTAACTATTTTTGGTACGATTGGATTTTTTGTTGTATGGGGACTTAACAACGCATATCCACAATAGGAGAATATATGAAAGTAGGATTAATTGGACTTGGAAGAATGGGCGAAGGTATGTCTCGCCGTATGATGAAAGCAGGTATAGAAGTTTGGGGATACAGAAGAAATTATGAAAAGGCACAAGAAGCATATGAAAACGGATATGTTAATGGTGTTACAACTTCTATACAAAGCCTTGTTCAAATAGTAAAAGATGGAAAACAACCAGGTATCTTCCAAATGGTTGTTCCTGCAGAAACAGTAGAGGAGACAATCAATGAGTTACTACGATATTGTGGTGAAGGAGATATTATTATTGATCATGGCAATAGCAATTTTAAAGACAGTCGGAAAAGAGCAGAACGCCTGGCAAAACTTGGTATCCAATATATTGATTGTGGCACTAGCGGTGGTGTTTATGGTTTGGATCGTGGATACTGTCTTATGGTTGGTGGCGGAAATACTGCGGTCGCCACTTGTGCAAGGATTTTTGATGCCCTCGCTCCAGGAATCACCGCTGCCCCGAGGACTCAGTTTGACTCGGACGTAACCTCTGCGGAGTTTGGTTGGTTGCATTGTGGTGGCCCTGGTGCAGGACACTTTGTAAAAATGGTTCACAATGGAATTGAATATGGCATTATGCAGGCATATGCAGAAGGATTCAATATTTTGAAGAACGCTAATCTAGGTGCTCAGTATGTCAGAGAAGGAGACGCAGAAGTTGCACCAATGGCAGACCCAGAATCCTATTGCTACGATATTGATGTTGCTGAGGTTGCTGAGTTATGGCGTCGTGGTAGCGTGGTTGGTAGTTGGTTACTTGATCTTACTGCTGATGTGCTACGCAGGGATGGTAGCCTTAAACGCTTCTCTGGTGGAGTTTCCGATAGCGGTGAGGGTCGTTGGACTGTTTCTGCCGCTGTGGATTTGGGGGTTCCCGCTCCTGTCATTACTACTGCCCTATTTGAAAGATTTAACTCACGCAATCTCGGATCATTCGGAGCAAAAATCTTGAACGGGATGCGTTATATGTTTGGTGGTCATCACGTTAGATAAAGGAGATTTACAATGGAACGTTTTAAAGATTTATCGGAGTATGAACTGAAACTACTTGCAGATGCTGTTTGGATAAGACAAAGACATTTTATTGCAGGAGATAGAAAGTTTAAAGAGTATGGAGCACTACTTGATGAGATTCAACAAATAGTAGATTATAAACCAGGAATGTTTTTATAATGTTATTAGCAAAAGCACTTCTATTCGTTTCAATCCCGTTTGTTTTATCAACACTCTACTTCGGAACACGAGGAGGATATTATGACTCCAAAGATTATAAGGGAAATGGGACCGCACATTAAACAAAAATATCACTTTGCAGCCTCTGCATTTGTAAGAATGTGGGGGCACAAATCATTGAATGATCATAAGATTGTAGATTTTTGTATTGAATGGGCACAAAGAGAAGAGAATGCTCCATTAGATAATTGGATTGTTGATCAGTATTTTTATTATGAGTTTAAAACTTGGAGAGGATATTGATGTTACATTTTTCAAGGTGGGTATTAGAAACTCCTTTTACTTTGGGAATTATTTGTTATCTTTTGATTGTTCCACCGATTATGGGTATCTGGGCAATTCATAAATACAACTGGCAGCACTGGGAACCGCTTGACAAAAAACATAAATAATGGTAGATAAACTTATTCTACCAAAATGAGAACGCATAAATGTGGGCATTGTGGAGAAACCGACCCATCTAAATTTTATGGACATAAAAAATCAGTATGTGGTGCCTGCCATAACAAATATAGATTAGAGTTGGGGCAGAAAAAAAGAAGTTTTATTATAGAAGAAATGGGAGGTAAATGTGTTTCTTGTGGATATGATAAATATTCATCAGCACTTCAAGTTCATCACTTAGACCCTTCTCAAAAAGATGCTAAATTTCATGGGATTCGTGGATGGAGTCACGAACGCATTCTTGACGAAATAAAGGGATGTGTGCTATTATGTGCTTGTTGCCACGCAGCAGTTCATTCTGGTGAGTTGGAACTACGGAGTATCGCCTAACTTGGTCATGGCACCTGCTTTGGGAGCAGGAATAATTTCGGTTCAAATCCGAATACTCCGATTGCCAGTTACTTCACTGGCACACTTGACACAAAAGTCTCAAACCCTTATAATACTAAGGTCAACATTCAAAACAATGTCTCTGATTCAAAAGTTCAAAAAAGATGTTAGCACTCTTCGTCTTGCTGCTAACGGGGAAATCTACCTTGACGTAAAGAGTCCGAAACTTTATAAAAAGGTGCGCCGCTTCTACGAAAATGAAGGAGTAGTATTTTCTGGTGACCCCCTTGACGACTACGAAATGCTTATGGAGTATGTCGCCAGCGATCTTGAGGCAGTTGAAGCGTGAAACCCAAAGTTCTTCTGGAGCGTGGAGAATACCGTTTTGTAGAAGCAGGTATTATTGAACTCAACGGTAAACCCGATTACCGTATGCAAAAGCAAAATTACTATACCAAACGCTGGAATGACATTTATCTTTTTGATAATGGTCTACAATGCTCTACTGCAATGGAAGATTTCAACTATGCGCTTTGGTTAGATCCAGATAGAGTTCCTTGTTATGTAAAAGATGACGAAGAAGACACGGATGGTCTATAACAGCACTGGTCGGTGATGAAAACCCCTTATGTCTAAAACAAGTGTCCTGAGGTATCTTGGGAACCTTCTCCTTCTACTTGGTTATCAAGTTATGTTGTGGGGAGATTTTAAAAGTGGTTTGATGATAAAGTTTGTTGGGGGATTACTCGGCATTCCTTTTGCTATCAAACTTAAACTTTGGGACGTGTTATTTCTAATAGCATTTTTTGGTATTACTGAGATATCAAAGTTAACCCAACTTTACATTAGTCCTGGAACGACTTAAAACTTATACTGGTGGAGTCAAATATGACCCTATTTGAGTTTACGGCATCTCTAAAATGACGTTGGTGCGGATGGGACTCTCTCCCGCCTGGTTTCCAATTTCCAGTCAAAGAATTGGTGGCGAGCCTGAGCACATAAAGGTGGGTTGCATAAACCCACCTTTTTTAGTATAATGATAAAAAAGTATATTCGTATGAAAATCGGATTTAATTGTAGTTGTTTTGATCTTTTTCATGCTGGACATGTTACAATGCTCAAAATGGAAAAGGAAATGTGCGATTATTTAAAAGTAGCACTTCAAGTTGATCCTACTATAGATAGACCTGGTTTAAAAAATAAACCAGTACAGTCTATCTACGAAAGATATGCTCAGGTACAGGCGTGTAAATATGTGGATGAAATTCTTGTTTACGATACTGAAGCAGATCTCTTAAATCTTATCAAGACTCAAACTTTTCACATTCGTTTTTTGAGTGAAGAATATAGAGATGTTGAAGTTACTGGAAAACAATACTGCATTGATAATGGTATAGAAATTCATTATCATATGAGAAGACATCAATATTCAACTACAGAACTTAGAAATAGAGTTTATGATCTTGAGAATGCTAAAAGAGAAGAAAAAAATATAAAAGATATTCAACAATATTCTCCAGAACTTCTAGAAAGGTACGGTCAAAAATGACTATATTAGTTACAGGTGGTGCAGGATTTATAGGCAGTAATTTTCTTCATCATCTTATTAAATGTACAACAGAAGAAATTATTTGTATTGATAATTTAACTTATGCTGCCGATTGGCATAATATTCCAGATCCTGTTAAATTATACACTACGGATATTGCAGATAAACATAGTTGTGAGTTTGTGTTTAAAAAATATAAACCTTCAACTGTCTTTCATTTTGCCGCAGAAAGTCATGTAGATAATTCAATAGAAGATTGCTCACCATTTATTCACGCCAATATTAGTGGAACTGTTAATCTATTGAATCTTGCTTTGAAATATGAAGTTGGAAAGTTCATTCATATTTCCACCGATGAAGTTTATGGATCAATTGAAGAAGGATACTTCACAGAAAATTCTAACTATTCTCCTAGAAATCCATACTCAGCATCAAAGGCAGCAAGTGATCATTTTGTAATGGCATATCACAACACTTATGGTTTGTCTACAATAATTACAAATTGTTCAAATAACTATGGTCCTAGACAATATCAAGAAAAAATGATTCCTAAAGCTATAACTAATCTGCTGTCTGGTAAAAAGGTTCCTGTCTATGGTGATGGGCAACAAATTCGTGATTGGTTATATGTCCAGGATCATTGTGAAGCATTGATTGAAGTATGGTTAAAGGGGAAAGAGGGGCAAAAATATAATATAGGTGGAAATTGTGAGATGAAAAATATCGATCTTGTTCGCTCTATATTGAATCATATGAATATGGGGGATGACATGATAGAATATGTAAATGATAGACCTGGACATGATCGTCGTTATTCAACAGATATATCTAAAATTAAAAATCAACTTGGTTGGTCTCCTAGAGTTTCTTTCGAAGATGGTTTAGATAAAACAATTGAGTGGTATAAAAAATTAATTTTAAAATAATGAAAGTTGCTCTAATTACAGGTATTACTGGACAAGATGGATCATATCTTGCTGAATTTCTTTTGGAAAAAGGATATGAAGTTCATGGCATCATTAGACGTTCTTCTATGATCAATACTTATCGTATTGATCATATATTTCAAAATATTAAATTACATTATGGAGATTTAACAGATTCAACTAATATAGTTAGAGTTATTCAAAAAGTTCAACCAGATGAAATTTATAATCTTGGTGCTCAGAGTCACGTCAAAGTATCCTTTGAGATGCCTGAATACACTGCTGATGTGGATGGTATGGGTACTCTTCGGGTTCTTGAAGCAGTGCGTTTATTGGGTATGGAAGATCGTGTTCGCATCTATCAAGCTTCTACAAGCGAACTTTATGGTCTTGTTCAAGAAGTTCCTCAACGTGAAACTACTCCTTTTTATCCCCGCTCTCCTTATGGGGTAGCAAAACTATACGCATACTGGATTACTAAGAACTATCGTGAAGCATATGGAATGTATGCTTGTACAGGTATCCTTTTTAATCACGAATCTCCTAGAAGAGGAGAAACATTTGTAACCCGTAAAATTACTAAAGGATTTAAGGCATTATCTGAAGAAAAACAGACAGTTCTCAAGTTAGGTAACCTTGATGCTAAGCGTGATTGGGGACACGCTAAGGATTATGTTGAAGCAATGTGGATTATGCTACAACAAAAAGAACCAGATGATTATGTGATTGCTACTGGAAAACAATATTCTGTCCGTCAGTTTGTTGAGATGGCAGCACCTTATTTTGGAATGAACATTGAATGGCAGTTCACAGATAAAGGAACTGAGATTGGGATTGATACAAATACGGGACTAGTTCGTATTATGGTAGATCCAAAGTATTTTCGTCCAGCAGAAGTAGATTCTCTTCTTGGAGATTATACAAAAGCAAAACAAAAATTAGGTTGGGAACCTAAAATTTCTTTCGAACAATTAGTTGAGGATATGTGTACTAATGAAAAACAATTCTAGAATTTTAGTTGCCGGTGCTAACGGAATGGTTGGTAGGGCAATTGTCAGAAACCTTGAAGGGAAGGGATATACTAATATCATCAAAGGTACTCGTGATGATGTTGATTTTAGAAATCAAGGTGAAGTTGAGCGTTATTTTTGTTCTGAGGAACCGGAATATGTTTTTCTTGCCGCTGCCAAAGCAGGTGGAATTATGGCAAATAAAACTTATCCTGCCAATTTCATATATGATAATTTGATGATTCAATCAAATATTATCAATACATCTTATAATTTTGGAATAAAAAAACTACTCTTTCTAGGATCTTCTTGCATTTATCCAAAATATCCAAATCTTCCAATTACAGAAGATCAACTTCTTACCGGACCTCTAGAAACGACAAATGATTCTTATGCGATTGCAAAGATTGCTGGAATTAAAATGTGTCAGGCGTATCGGAGACAATATGGATTTAATGCAATCTCACTGATGCCAACCAATCTTTATGGACCTTATGATAACTTTAATTTAGAAACATCTCATGTTCTTCCTGCGATGCTTGCTAAGTTTCATTCTGCTTTAAACCATAGTAAATACTGGGAGGTCAAATTGTGGGGAGATGGATCAGCAATGCGCGAGTTTCTATATGTTGATGATCTTGCCGAAGCATGTTTCATTTGTATGCAAAACTATGAAGGTGAAGAACATATTAATATTGGAACGGGTGAGGATGTAACTATTAAACAATTAGCAGAAACAATTGCTGATATTGTTGGTTATGAACATGATATTAATTGGGACACAACAAAACCAAATGGAACTCCCCGTAAAGTTTTAAATGTAGATAAAATTAAATCTCTTGGTTGGGAACCTCAAGTTGAACTTCGTCAAGGAATCACTCAAACGTATGAGTGGTATAAGAAAAACTTGCTTTGATATGCTATAATATATACTAGGAGATTATTGACTTGTTTATGGCAAATTATATAAAGAGAGCACTTGTTCTTGGTGCAGGTGGCTTTATTGGAAGTCACATGGTAAAAAGACTTAAAAAGGAAGGTTATTGGGTTTGTGGTGTAGATGTAAAAAGACCAGAACATTCTAAAACTGAAGCAGATGAATTTATTCAAGGTGATCTAACAGATCAAAACCTTGTAGAAAAAGTTGTTCAATTTAGAGGATATGGAAATAACTTTTATAAGTTTGTTCCATCAAGATATATTGGAACTTTTGATGAAATCTATCAGTTTGCTGCTGATATGGGTGGAGCAGGGTATATTTTTACAGGTGATCATGATGCAGATGTGATGAATAATTCTGCTACTATTAATTTAAATATTCTTCGTTCAGTCAAAGATTTGAATGAAAGGTTAGGTGTAAATAGAACTAAAATTTTCTTTTCATCATCTGCTTGTATGTATCCAGAGCATATTCAGATGGACGCTGAAAATCCTGGATTAAAAGAAAATGACGCTTATCCTGCTGGACCAGACAGTGAATATGGGTGGGAAAAATTGTTTTCTGAACGTCTTTTCTTTGCTTATAATCGAAATTATGGTATCCCAGTCAGAGTTGCTCGCTACCATAATATTTTTGGTCCAGAAGGAACTTGGAGAGGTGGTAAAGAAAAATCACCAGCAGCAATTTGTCGTAAAGTAGCAGAACTTCCTGTAGAAGGTGGTGAAGTTGAAATTTGGGGAGATGGTGAGCAGACACGCTCATTTCTTTATATTGATGAATGTGTTGAGGCAACCTATCGTCTGGTTCAGTCAGACTTCATGGGTCCAGTCAATATTGGTTCTGAAGAGATGGTAACCATTAATCAACTTGCTGATATTGCTGCAAAGGTAGCAGGTAAGAAAATTACTAAAAAGCATATTGATGGACCTCTTGGAGTTCGTGGTCGTAATTCAAATAATAGTTTGATTCGTGAAAAACTTCAGTGGGATTATTCGATGAGTCTTGAAGAGGGTATCTCAAAAACTTATCATTGGATTAATTCTCAGTTAGAAAACGAAACCTACGTTCCTTTCCATCACCCTGTTTGATATGAAAATTACAGTATTGGGTTCCAGTGGGCAAATCGGTGCTTATCTGACGGAGTATTTGCGTAACAAGGGACATCAAGTTCATGAATTTGATTTGGTGAATACCTCAGATGAAGACATGACAACTATTCCAAATCCTCTTTTGGAAGAAAGAATTTCTGATTCTGACTTTGTATTTTTCCTTGCTTTTGATGTGGGTGGATCACGATATCTGAAAAAGTATCAACATACTTTCCAGTTTATTAATAACAATTGTCGTTTGATGGCAAATGCATTTACTCTTCTCCAGAAATATAATGTGAGATTTGTATTTGCATCGTCTCAAATGAGTAATATGAGTTACTCTCCATATGGTGTTTTGAAAAATGTTGGAGAACTTTATACAAAATCTTTGAACGGACTGATTGTTAAGTTCTGGAATGTCTATGGTATTGAAAAAAATCATGAGAAGGCACATGTTATTACAGACTTCATTCGTAAAGGATTTGAAACTGGTGTAATTGATATGCTTACTGATGGTGAAGAACAACGTGATTTTCTCTATGCTGAAGATTGCTGCGAAGCACTTGAAACGGTAATGGAAAATTTCACTGATTTTACTCCAGAAGACAATCTTCATATTACTAGTTTTCACTATACGAAAATTAGAGATATTGCAAGTATGATCAATGGGCAGTTTTCTTTGATTGGAAATCATGATGTTATAGTTAAACCATCAGAAGAAAAGGATTCTGTTCAATTAGACAAAAGAAATCAAGCAGATACTTTTATTATGAAATGGTGGATGCCAAAAACATCTATTCAAGAAGGAATTTCAAAAGTCTTTAATGCGATGAAGGAGGAGTATGAGAGTAATTGATGTATTTCCTTTTTTCAATGAATTGGATATCTTAGAAATTAGATTGAATATTCTTGATCCTTATGTTGATTTCTTTATTTTAAGTGAAGCAACAAAAACATTTTCTGGTCTGGATAAACCACTTTACTATCAAGAAAATAAAGGCAGGTTTGAAAAGTTCAACCATAAAATCATTCACAACATTGTTGAGGATACAACATCACCAGAACTTCATCCATATCAAAGAGATGTTTTTCAAAAGGATAATATTAAGAATTGCATTTTACAAAATATATCTGATGAAGATGCAATTATTTGGAGTGACGTTGATGAAGTTCCTAATCCAGAAGCAATTGAAAAACTAAACACTTATTTTCAACAGGAAGCAATTTTTCATTTTGCCCAAGAAAATTGTATGGGATACTTGAATCTTGTTGAAGTTGGTGGTATAATTCGTGCTATGACAACCGATTGGGATTATGAAGATAGGCCAAGATGGTTGGGCACTAAATTATTCAGTAAATCAATTCTTAACAAATATACTTTATCTGAATTGCGTAGTAAACAGGAAAATGAAAAAAATTATAGAATTTTTCCTGGTGGGTGGCACTGGAGTTATGTTGGAAGTGAAGGACTTTCTGTTGAGGAGAGAGTGTTAAAAAAGATTGAGTGTGCTGCTCATTCTGAGTTAAACAATGATCAAATCAAACGGAATGTTGCCAGAGTCAAAGATAACAAAGATCCATTGGGAAGAGACTATGCAATTTATCAAACTGTACCTGTAGATGATTCTTACCCACAATATATCCTTGATAACAAAGAGAAGTTTACAAGTTTAATCAAATGATTGTTTCTGAAATTTATGATGGTTCTGGTATTGGGAACCAACTTTGGCACATTCTTGTTCCAAGAATCATTGCTGAAAGAATGGGGTATGATTGGGGTATTCAAAAGAAACCAACTACCCCTTTCAAAGCATGTGCATTTATGACTAACTTTGATATGGGTAAACCCGTCATTGGTGGTCATGGTCCTGAGGGTGGACCTCCAGTTGAACTGCCCGAAGGAATCAATAACTATTACCTTGAGCGTAGGCAGAGGTATCCTTCCTACATGGGAGGAGAGGAGATGAATGTGTTTGATGATCACCTCTGGAGTGAACTTCCTGATAACACAAAGGTTGAGGGATACTTTCAAAATATGTCATACATTAGTCATCGTAGGGATGATATTATTAAATGGTTGGACTATGACAACAAAATCACCGACTATTCTTCTGATGATATTTGTGTAATTCAATTTCGTGGCGGTGATTATTTGACCGGTGCTTCTTGGGTTCCTCCAGAGTATTATCAGACCGCAGCAAAACATATGCTGGACAAAAATCCAGATATGAAATTTGTCTGTGTCACTGATGACCCAGAACATGCAAGACAATTCATTCCATTTGCCGAAGTTGTTGGTTCTGCTATAATGGAAGAAAAAGATCCATATCAAGGAAGTATTGGTTGGTATGCCTATCCAGGTGGGCCAGTTGGTGTTGATTATTCAATTCTCAATACTGCAAAAAACGTTATTATTTCTTCTTCTACTTTTGCATTTTGGCCAGTTTGGACAAATAAAGATTGTGACGTGATTGCTCCTAAGTATTGGTTTGATTATAAAACTTCCAATGGTTGGTGGAGACCTCACGAATCTATTGTGGATGATTGGTATTGGTTGGATCGTGATGGTGATCTGATGACTGGTGCTGATTGTAGGGAAGAGTATGAAGAATACAAAGAAATAAATCAATTTTATAGGAGCATCAAATGAGCAAGGTTAAAATTTATACCTATTCCCATAATCGTCCTGACTTTATTCAACTTCAGTACGAATCAATTAAACGCCACGTCAAAGATGATTTTGAGTTTATTGTGTTTAATAATGAACGTCCTGGTGGTGATCCAGGTAGTGGGTATTCTTCAGAAAGATTAGATCAAATTTTTAATATATGTAATGAATTAAATATTAAATGTATACGAGTTGAATTGGATCCTGAATTAAAATATATTAATGGATATTTGCAATATGATAATAATGGGTCATTTGCTTTAGGTGGAAGTTATGCTTGTTCATATGCATTTACTTGGGGGTGGAAACATTACATTTCAAGAGATAAATCCGTATCCATAATGATTGATTCTGATATGTTTTTTATTAAAGATGTATCTTTTTCTAATATGATGAAAGAACATAATTTTGCTTTTGTACCTCATTATAGGTACTTAAGTTATTTTAAAAGTGAAAGTGAACCAGGAGAATTTGCCTTTAGTTATCCATGGAATGGGTTTGTAGTTGCAAATATACCTAATATGCCAAATCCTCATGAATTGAGTTGGGGACTTGCAAATTACAATGGAATAACATGTGATGTTGGTGGAGAATGTCTAACGTATATGAATAAGTATAAAGATCAATTGAAAATTAAATATTTTGACCAAATTTCTATTCAAAGAGATTCTTATGTTGAAAATGATCCTCATACAATACCTAAAAATCAAAATCAAATTGAAGTCGGGATAAATGGTTCTTTGGCAGTTTTACTTGAATATGATAATGAAAAGGATTTGATTCTTCCTTTTGAAACTTATGCACCTACAATAAAGGGGGGTGCTTATTATGCTGATGATAGAAGTTATCCATATCAAACAAAAAGGGATAATTATTGGGAGTATTTTAAAAATATGTTCCAATATATTATTGATAAATTTTTAGTAAAATTTAATTTTCCTAAACCATCTTTTGTAGATCTAATAAAATTAGAATCTGATGATATTGAAGAATCCTTTATTTTTCATTATAAAAATGCAAGTAATAGTCACATTTGGATGGGGGAAAATTATAATTCTAAAAAAACAGAATCATTAAAAATGTTACTTAATCAAATTAGAGGAAATAAAAATGCCATTTGATATTTTTCCAAAAGATGAAGTAGATTTTTTTAATTTAATTAAAGAAAATGTTAAAGTTATTTTTGATATTGGATCTAGGGATGATATTGATTATTTAAAAAATTCTTATGATAAATCAAGAGAGTTTCATTTATTTGAACCTGATCCAAAATTTTTGACACAAATTGAAAATCAAATTAAACAATTAGAAGATACTGAAAATGTAGAAAATTTAATATATCTTAATTGTTTTGGACTGGGTGATAAAGAAGGTATTTTTACATATTATCCAAATACTCAATCATTTGTTTTTAGAACATATTTGGCAACTTCTGAAGATGTTGGAATTTCCTTTCCTGTTAAAACTTTAGATAGTTATTGTAAAGATAACAATATAAAAAAAATTGATTTTCTAAAAATAGATATTGAAGGTATGGAAATAGATGTCTTTAATGGTGGAAAAAATATTCTTAGTAATACTGATATAATTCAATTTGAATTTGGATCTTGTATGTTAGATAGAGGAGTATCACCTGAAGATTTGCTTAGATGTTTTGATAATAGTAAATTTGATATTTTCTTACAAAAAGTTGATCCAAGACATCCTTTTTATTTTGAATCTATGCCATTGTTGATACCATTAACAATAGAATTATATACTACAATTAAAAAATACATGATTGAAGGTAGTGGATGTAATATGGTTGCAATTAAAAAAGAAATTGCTCCTCAATTATATAATAAAATTATTTCTAATTAAGAACAAAAAAATTTATGATTAGTGTATATGGTGCTTCTGGATTTGTGGGTGGTAGATTCTGCAGTCTCTACCCAGATCTAGTCCTTAAGCAAGATCGAGAAGAGAGAAAACCAAAAACAAAAAGTATTCTTTATTTAATTTCAACAGTAGACAATTACAACGTACATACCAATATTACCCTCGATGTCGAAACCAACCTCAAAGTTCTTTGTGAAGTTTTGGATTTTTGTAGAGATTCTGATATTGTCTTCAATTTTATCAGTTCTTGGTTCGTATACGGGGAAACTGAATTACCAGCAAAAGAAGAATACATCTGCAAACCAACAGGGTTCTATTCCATTACAAAAAAAGCAGCAGAAGATTTACTGATTTCTTTTTGCAAAACTTATAATGTTAAGTATAGAATTATACGCTTGTGTAATGTTTTGGGAAAGAGTGACAACAAAGCATCTCTTAAAAAGAATGCTCTTGTACATATGATCAATCTTCTTAAGCAAGATGAAGATGTTTACTTATATGATGAGGGAACTCCAGTTCGTGATGTAATGCACCTTGATGATGTATGTAAAGCAATAAAACTTATCTGTGATGAAGGAAACATAAATGAAATTTATAATGTTGGGAGTGGACAACCAACCTCTATTGGTGATATAATTGGTAAAGCAAAGGAGTATCTGGGTTCTAAATCAGTTATAAAATTTAAAGAAGCACCTGAATTTCATCAGATTGTTCAAGCAAAAGATTTTTGGCTTGATACAACAAAGTTACAAACACTTGGATTTACTCAATCAATTTCAACAGAAGAAATTATTAAACAACTATGTACGACCTAATTGACAGTTTTATTCAATCTGCCAAAGAAGTGGATAAGGATGTATTCCCATATCTAGCAAATAAAAAAGAGTTTGTTGGTGGTGAAGATAATGTATATTATTCTGGTCCCTACTGGGATGACCTGGAGGTTAGGGAACTTATTCACTCCACTATGAAAGGAAAGTGGCTTTCTTCTGGTGAGCAAGTTAATAAGTTTGAGCGTGAGTTCTCAAAGAAGTTCAACTTCAAGCATTCTGTGATGGTGAACTCTGGAAGTTCTGCCAACCTTGTAATGTTCGCTGCACTCAAAAAGTATTTTGGGTGGAAAGATGGTGATGAAATTATTGTGTGTGCATGTGGATTCGTTACTACAATTGCACCAATTGTTCAGTGTGGTTTGAAACCTGTTTTTGTTGATATTGATTGGGAAGATCTTAACTGGGATTTGGATCAGGTTGAGAACAAAATTACTGAAAGAACTGTTGGTGCCATTTCATCGCCTGTTCTTGGCAATCCCTACAACATGAACAAGTTCGTTGATCTTTGCCGCCGCAAGAGTATTGCTTTGATTGCAGATAACTGTGATAGTCTTGGAAGCAAGTGGCATGGTAATTATCTGACTGATTATGCAGTTGCTGCTTCCTGCTCATTCTATCCTGCACATCACATTTGCACGATGGAAGGAGGTATGGTTTCTTCAAATGAAAAAGGAATTATTGACCTTGCTCGTAGTTTTGCTTGGTGGGGTCGTGGATGTTATTGTGTTGGTCAGCAAAATCTTCTTTCTAATGGTGTTTGTGGAAAACGTTTTGATACTTGGTTAGAAAACTACGAAGACATAGTTGATCATAAGTATGTTTTTTCAACTATGGGATATAATCTCAAACCTCTTGATATGCAAGGTGCTGTTGGGTTAATTCAACTTCAAAAGTTTGAAGAAATTCATCAACTGCGTAGAAGTAATAAAGAAAAAATTCAAAAGATTATTGAGAAAATTCCTGGAACCCGAGTTGTTAATGAACGTGAAGGTGCAGAAACAAGTTGGTTTGGTGTTCCTATTGTATGTGAAGATAAAGATCTAAAGAGAACTCTTGTTGCTCATTTGGAAAGTAATAAGATTCAAACTCGTAATTATTTTGCAGGAAACGTTCTTCTCCATCCTGGATATAGTCACCTTGATGATGCAACTAAATATCCAAAAGCAAACCAAGTTTTGAATAAAGTATTCTTTCTTGGATGCTCTCCAACAATTAATCAGAATATGATTGATTATATTGAAAGTGTAGTTGATTTGTTTATCAATGCTTGATTTATCCAGAGTAACTTTAGTTGCTGTAGACAATACATCCAGAGTAAGTGGAACTATCAAAGCAATTTTCACTTGTATTGAACAAGCAAAATTTGGTTCAGTAAAACTTATTACATCAAAAAAAATAAAAGATCAATATCATGATTCTCTATTGGATGATGGTATTGTAATAGAGGAAATGGTTTTTCCAATTACTAATATTGATGAGTATAGTAAGTATTGTTTATATGAACTTCACAGACATATAGATAAAGATTATTGTTTGATGGTTCATGATCATGCTTTTATTATTAATCCAGATGCATGGTCTGATGAGTTTTATGAATATGATTATATTGGTGCTCCTTGGCCATATCAAGAAAACTCTTATGTAACTCCATTTGGTGAACACATTAGAGTTGGAAATGGTGGATTCTCTTTGAGAAGTAAAAAACTTCTGGAGGTTCCTTTGAAAAGAGAAATACCTTTTAATTGCACCACTGGAGATTTCTACAAGCACTTTAACGCAAATAACTTTGCAGAAGATGGAAACATTTGCGTACACAATAGACATATGTTTATTGAAGAAGGATGTAAGTTTCCTTCAGTTGAAATTGCTGCAAGATTTTCATATGAAACAGCAATTCCAGAAAATCAAGGATTAATCCCATTTGGTTTTCATTTTAATCTCCCCCCTACAATTACAATAGAGGACTAATTATGATCGGTTATAATAGGCTCGGTTCTAACGGGCGTCTTGGAAATCAGATGTTTCAGTATGCTGCTCTTCGTGGTATTGCTGCACAACACGGATATGATTGGGTTGTTCCTTCTCCCGAAGGACCACATCAAACTAACTATGGTCTTTTCGATTGTTTTGAGATGAGTTGTGTTGGTGAAAAAAATCTTGGATTAGTTTCCAGTAATTTTCCAACTTACAAAGCAAGCACTGGTGCATTTGATGAGGAATTTTTTAATTCTTGCCCAGATAATTGTAATCTTGAAGATTATTTTCAAACAGAAAAGTATTTTGCTCATATTAAGAATGAAATCAAACAAGATTTTACTTTTAAGTCTGAGCATTTGGAACTATGTAAGAATTTTATTTCTGAAATTGGTAATGTTATTTTCTTACATGTTCGCAGAGGTGACTATGTAAATCTTCAATATTATCATCCTGTATGTGAACTTGAGTATTATGAACGAGCATTAGAAAAGTTTGATAAAGACATTTCTGTTCTTGTATTTTCTGATGATATTGCATGGTGTTCTAAACAGAGCATTTTTAGTTCTGATAGATTTCTTCTTTCAGAAAACAATGAAAGGTATGGACATGTTCATCTTGATGCTGATGGTCAAATGAGGCATTCTTTGATTCCTTATATTGATTTGTGTCTAATGTCCTTATGTTCTGGTGGAATTATTGCCAATAGTTCTATGAGTTGGTGGGGTGCATGGTTAATTGAAAATCCAACTCAACCAATTGTTGCTCCTAAAGTATGGTATGGTTCTGCCGCCACTGTTGATGATAGTGACCTCATTCCTGAGAGGTGGGAGCGTATTTAATGCCTAAAATTTCCATCGCCATTCCAGCATATGTTAAAGATAAAACTGATTTACTATACTTGAAAGAATCTTTTGATAGAATTGTCCAACAATCTTTTACTGATTATGAAGTAGTTGTTTCGGATAATTCTTCAAACAATCTAGTAGAAAATCTTTGCAATCAATATCATGATAAGTTTTTATTAACTTATAAGAAAAATCTTGATCATATTGGAATGTCTGCCAACTCAAATGTTGTAATGGATTTGTGTAAGGGAGAATATATTAAAATTCTCCATTGCGATGATTTCTTGTATTCTTTTGATGCTTTAAAAATTATTATAGATTGTCTTGATTCTAGTGATAACTATTGGTTAGTAAATGGTTTTAATCACTCTTACGATGGAAAAAATTTTTTTGATTCTAGAATTCCAACTTACCCAGATCATTTGTTAGTTGGAAATAATCTTCTTGGGTGTCCAACCAATGTAACGATCAGAAATCAAACTATAGAATATTTTGATATTAATACTCAAACAAGTATGGATCATGAATGGTATCATCGTCTTCGTATGAAATATGGTATGCCATTAATTTCTGAAAATGTGTTAACAACAAGTAGACTACATAATAATAACACAACATCAAAACTTAATTTTGATATTGTGATAGAAGGTGATGGAACTGCATGGCAATTTATTCAAAGTGAATTAGATTATCTTAAAGAAAAACATAAAGACTTTTTTGAAAATTGGGAATATCCAAATGATTGATTTGTCAAATGCAACTTTTATAATTCCATTGAGAATAGAATCTGAAGATAGACTCAGAAATATTATTACAGTCCTTTGTTTTTTACTGGGAAATTTTGATACTAAAATTATTGTAAAAGAAGTAGACAAATCTTCAGTTTTTATAGAGGAAGTTATTCCACAAATACATGAATTTTTAGGGAAAGATTCTCACATAACTCATATATTTGAAAAATCTGATGATCCTGTTTTTTATCGTATGCATATTCTAAATGAAATGCTTGCGATGAGTAAAACCGATGTGGTAATTAATTATGATTGTGATGTTCTTCTTCCAGTAGAATCTTATGTAAGTTCATATAATTCTATTTTGAATAAAGAATGTGACGTTATATATCCATTTGGATCTGGAAATTACCAAAAACAAATACATGCAACTGATGAATTAGTATCAGACTTTTTAAATAATGATTTTGATTTTTCTATTTTAGATAGAAAATCTAATATTTGGTCATCAGACTTTGGTTGGGTTCAATTTTTTAATCGTCAAGTTTATATTGATGGTGGAATGGAAAATGAAAACTTTAAAGGTTCTTCACCTGAAGATAAAGAAAGATTTTATAGATTTACTACTTTAGGATATAATGTAGGAAGAATTAATAATCTGATCTATCACTTGGAGCATAGTAGAGGTTCTAATTCCTGGCCAACTTCTATGCATGGAAATCCATATATGAGAAATAACCTTGAATTGTGGGAAACTATTCAAAAAATGAATAGAGAACAATTACTTGAATACTATTCAACACAATCTTATCTGAAAAAATATGTTAGCATTTAATCAAATTGGGAATCTTGGTAGACTTGGAAATCAAATGTTTGAGTATGCAACTTTAAGAGGCATCGCAGCAAAACATGGATATTCCTGGTGCATTCCTCCATTTCATGTAAAAGGTATTGAAAATTATAGTTTACATCAATGTTTTAAATTGGAGTCTGTAGAAGATAAAAATTTAAATTATATTGAAAATATTCAATATATTCAAGAAAGATTTTTTCATTTTGATGAAGAACTATTTGAAAATTGTCCAGACAATGTAAGTTTTCATGGATTTTTTCAAAGTGAAAAGTATTTTCAACATATCTCTGATGAGATTCGTAAAGACTTTACTTTTTTAGATGAACATTTAGAACCCTGTAAAGAGTTCATTTCTCAATTTGATGGTCAAGAACCAATCATGCTTCATGTTCGTAGAGGAGATCCAAATCTTGTAGATCCTCGTGGATTTAAATGGGCATATGTAAATTGTTCTGATCAGCATCCTGTTCAATCACTAGAATATTATCAAGAAGCTTTAAAACATTTTGATGATGATCAACCAGTAATTGTTTTTTCTGATTCTCCAGAATGGGTTAAGCAACAAGAATTTTTTGATGGTGATCGCTTTTTTATCTCAGAACCGCAAGAAAAATACGGTGATGGATCTTATTTACCGTATGTTGATCTATGTTTGATGTCTCTTTGTTCTCATGCTATAATTGCAAATAGCACTATGAGTTGGTGGGGCGCTTGGTTGCAATCCAATCCAAACAAAAAAATAGTTGCTCCAAAAATGTGGTTTGGTCCAGTTTATGCTGACAAAGATACCACAGATCTTTATCTTGAAGATTGGATTGTTATCTGATGTATGTTTCTTCTTGTCCTCTAAGAGTATCCTTGTTTGGTGGATCTACAGACAATCCATTTTTTGTTGAAAAATATGGATATGGTGCAGTAATTAGTTTTACTTGTGATCTAAAAACGTATATAACCTTACATGAAGATAAGGTTGGATATAATATGCAAGGGAATAAGTACATCATTAATTATTCAAAACGAGAAGAAACTGAATTTATTGAAGATATTAAAAATGAAGTAGTTCGGGGAGTATTGAGTTACTTTGATTGTCTTCCTAGTACTATTAGTATGACGAGTGATGCGTATTCGCAAGGTAGTGGACTTGCATCATCATCTTCATATATCATCAGTTTAATCAAAGCAATTTCTATGTCTAAAGATATAGAAATGACAGATATTGAAATATGTTCTTTATCTTATAAACTTGAAAGAGATTTTAATCCATATTGTGGATATCAGGATCCTTATGGTTGTGGAATTGGTGGGTTTAAAAGAATTGAATTTCAAAAAGGTGGAATAGTAAAATATGATTTTCAATCTACGGATCTCTTCAATAATTATGATGCACATTTAGTATTCACTGGAGTAACTAGAAATTCAAAAAATATTTTGAAAGATGTTAGTGAAAATATTGATAAGATCACACCACTACTTGATACTTTAGAAGTTGCTTATGATTGCTTACTTCAAAAAAATTATGATGAGTTTTTATATCATTTAAATAAGAGTTGGGAACAGAAAAAACAAACAAGTTCTTCAATAGTTGAGAATCAAACGATAAAAAATATAGATGAATATTTGTCAAATAATCCACTTGTTATCTCACATAAATTATGTGGGGCAGGTAATGGTGGATTCTTTTTAACCTTTTCCGAAAAAGGTAAATTGACATTGCCATATTCTTCTGTTAAAATTAATGTATCTTCCGATGGAGTAAAAGGTAAAAAACTATGATTAGATTAGAAACAAAACATCCCGTTGCAATTGAATCTCCAGATCATATTGCACCTGTTGGAACTGTAGATGATAATACAACTGACATTGATTATATTAATGCGGTAAAGGAATATTTTAATAATGAGCAAATTCGAGTTCTTGATCTTGGGTGTGCTGGTGGTCAATTAATTGCAGATTTTATTGATCGGGGAGATGTTGGTGTTGGATTAGAAGGTTCTTCCCACGCAAGAGAACGGGGTGCTGGAAAGCATAATTGGGATAAGTATGGAGATAAAAATCTTTTTACTGTTGATTTGTCCAAGCCTTATCAACTATATGAAAACGATGAGAAGATGCAATTTGATTTCATTACCACTTGGGAAGTAGTTGAACATATTGCAGAGGAAGATCTTAGTACCTTTTTTGGACAAATTCGCAATCACTTAAAAGATGATGGTGTTTTTTGTTGTTCAGTATCTGTAGTATCTGATGATGTTGGTTGGGTCGATGGTAAATTTCTCCGCAGGCATCAATCTGTTTTTAATGCTGCTAAGTGGATCAATCTAATTTTTGATTATGGATTTGAATTAGCATATAATCCTTCATGGCCTCCTACTCCTGTAGGAATTCAATATCCTCACCATCCCGGTATTCCCGAAGGTGTTGCTGCTCGCCCTCAAGGTCTTTTCTTTGGTTATCTTTTTGGTGATGCAATGTTCAGAATGCACACCACTTATGGAAATAGCATTTTCTTCTGTCTTAAAAAGAAACTATGAATCCATTTTCTGAATACATTGAAGTTCTTCAAGGTGCTCATATTGAAGAAGAGTTTGAAAAGTTTTGTAGAGCATTTGACTCTTATGAAAGAATTATCATTCTTGGTAATGGGGGTAGCAATTCTGTAGCATCTCATATCTCTCAGGATTACATGAAGTTTCATAAAAAGAAAGTTTCTATCCTTTCTGATCCTTCAATGATCACAATGCTGACCAATGATTTTGGATATGAGAATGCATATCAAAAGTTTTTGGAATATTACGTTGAGAAAGATACTCTTGTAATCATCATGAGTTCTGGTGGAGAATCTAAGAATATGTTAAATGCTCAAGAATGGTGTGAGCAAAATAAAATTTCTTATGGTGTTCTGAGTGGATTTGCTCCTGGTAACACTTTAAGAAAAAATGCATCTAGTGCTCTCTGGAACTATTATATCAATAGCACTGATTATGGTGTTGTTGAATGTTGTCACCAGATTTTTCTTCATGGAGTTGTATGAGATATTGTTTTGATATTGATGGGACACTTTGCCATACTCCCAACAATGAAAAAGGAAAACCAGATTATGAAAATGCTCAACCATTACCTTTTATGGTTGAGCAAGTTAATCGTTTGTATGATGAAGGTAACTATATCATTATGCAGACTGCTAGAGGTAAAGGATCTGGTATTGATCATACAGAACTGACTAAGAAACAACTTAGTGATTGGGGATATAAGTATCATGAATTATTCCCAATGTTTTGTAAACCAACCGCAGATATTTTTATTGATGATAAAGGTATTGATGCAATGGTATGGGCAGCAAAACAACCTCAAGTTAAGGGAATTATTGCAGGAGCATTTGATGTGATTCATCCTGGATATGTTCGTATGTTTGTAGATTGTAAAAAGCATTGTAATCATCTTACAGTTGCACTGCATGAAGATCCCTCTTTTGCCAGACCACATAAACTACCACCAGTTCAAAGTCTAGAAGATCGGAAAGAGATATTAAGAGCAATTAAATATGTGGATGATATTGTGGTCTATCAAGCAGAAGACACTTTTCTTTCATATCTTGATGATTATGATATTCGTTTCTTAGGAGACGACTATCGTGATGGTTCTTATACTGGAAAAGATAAAAAAATTAAAATAGTTTTTGTTAATAGAGATCATGACTATTCAACTACAGAGTTGAAAAGAAAAATTGCAAAATCTTGGAGATAATATGAAAGCACTTGTAACTGGTGGAGCAGGATTTATTGGATCGAATCTTGTAGATCGATTGATAGACATGAACTGGGAAGTCGTTGTAATTGATAATGAAAGTGCAGAATGTAATGAAAAATTTTATTGGAATGATCTAGCAAGTAATCATAAATTAGACGTTTGTGATTATGAAAAAACACGTTCTCTCTATACTGGAGTTGATTATGTTTTTCATCTTGCTGCAGAATCTAGACTTCAACCAGCAATTAAAAATCCAATTAATGCCGTAACAAAAAATGCTGTAGGTACTTGCACAGTTTTACAATGTGCAAGAGAGGCAAAAGTTAAGAAAGTTATGTATTCTTCAACATCTTCTGCCTATGGTTTAAACAAATATCCAAATTATGAGATAGATCCAAATGACTGTCTTAATCCATATTCTGTTTCCAAAGTTGCTGGAGAAGAATTGTGCAAAATGTATACAAATCTTTATGGACTTAAGACAATCATCTTTAGATACTTTAATGTATATGGAGAACGTTCACCAACTACTGGGCAGTATGCTCCTGTAATTGGTATTTTCTTACGACAAAAAAATTCTAATCAACCTCTTACTATTGTTGGTGATGGTGAACAACGTAGAGATTTTGTGCATGTTCAGGATGTTGCATCTGCTAATATCATGGCGGCAATTGCAAATCTTGAAGATCAACATTATGGACAGATATACAATATTGGAAACGGTGAAAATATTTCAATTTTAGAAATTGCAAATCAAATTTCTGAGGAGCATGTTCATATTCCTCCAAGAGATGGGGAAGCAAGAACAACTCTTGCATGTATCGATAAGGCAAGAAACACTTTTGGATGGCAACCAAAGTTTAATGTAAAAAAATGGATAGAAGAAAACTCATGAGTACTTTTGTTGTATTAAGAACTGCTGCTCTTGGCAACAGAATTAAATCATATGCTTCTCATATGGCAAGATATGATCGAGTGTTGATTGAAAAACCAACTGATATCAACTTGTTTGAAAACTTTGAACTGGCAACTCCAGAAGATATTCAAAATTATCCACATACAGGATCTGTTTGGCGTTTACTTGTGGATGAAAATGAAGAGCATCTCATTGATGAACTAAAAAGTATTGATTTTCTCTATGGAAAAGTCCCACAGTATTTTGTTGATAAATATGTTCCAATTTTTAAGCAATTCAAACTCAAATCAGATTTGCAAAAAGTTATTGACGATATAACTAAGGATTGGGACAAAGAAAATATGGTGGGAATTAATATTCGCAGTTGGTTGCCACCTATTGATAATTGTGGAAGAAGTGTATGGGTTGATTTTGAAGGATTTGAAAGAGAAGTTCAGAAGTTAGAATCAAATCAAAAGTTTTTCTTTTCTTCCGATAATTTAAATATTAATAACTATTATAAGGAAAAGTATCCGAATCAAATAATTACACTTCCAAGAACTGTAAGTACAATTGCTAATGATGGATCTGTTGATGACGTTCAGCAAACTAAAGAAGCATTTCTTGAAATGTATCTTTTATCGCAGTGTCAAAAGAAAATAGTTTGTTCTTTTGGAAGTACATTTCCTGAAGTTGCTTGGTGGTTCGGTGGGTGTAAAGCAGAAGTTGTCACACCAACTTTTTGGGACAAAGTTCCTGAATCTTTTTATAACGACGTTTTTATTCAAAAGTAAATGGACAAAAATAAATCTGTATATAAACTAAAAGGTCTTCCTCCAATTTATTATACTAATTTGGATAGGAGTGAAGATCGTAAACAGTATATGGAAGATCAATTTAAATATTGGGAAATTACTGATTACACAAGAATATCTGGATATGATGGAACTGGTGATGATGATCTTGGTGACATATTGAAAGGTAGGTATCCAGATAATATGGGTCCTACAGATGTTGGATGTTGTACATCACATTTGAAAGCAATTGAATATTGGTATAATAATTCTGATACAAATTGTGCAATCATTATGGAAGATGATTGTGATTTATCAGTTGTTAAATGTTGGCCATTTACTTGGAAAGAATTTTATTCTAAACTACCGTTTGATTATGATTTGATTCAGTTAGCGGTGATTAACCCTGGATCTCTTCATGTTAAAATGCATAAAAGATTTGCAAATGATTTTTCAACAGCATGTTACTTGATTACTAGACATCATGCAAAAAAATTAATAGATTTATGTTGTAGAGATGGAAAATATAAACTAGATTATAAAGCAAAACCAAGATGTAATTCAGAGCACTTAATTTATGAATCTGGAAATTCATTTGCAATACCATTGTTCCTTTATTCTTCAGAGAATACCAGTTCTATGATATGGGATCAAAATCATATTGATACATTTCATGTTCCAAGTAGAGATGGTTTGCGTGAGTTTTGGTCAAAACAAGCAAGTCTAATTGAAAATTGGGATGATATATTTGATTATGATCCTTTTCTTGGTAGACTTCCTCCTGAGGTTTCTCATCAGTAGTAATTTATACTCATGTTATGATATCCGAACAAAGGGGTGCTTGACACCCCTTTATTTTTGCTATATAATTGTGTAACAATTCTTAACGAATGTAACAATGACTGTAACCAAAAACGAGTTCGGGCAAATGAATATGTTTGCTAAAGAACCTGCAATGTATATGACTAAAGAAGACCTTGAGCGTTATGGCATCGAACCTTATGCTGAGAAAGCGGAGAAAATGAATGGACGCTGGGCAATGGTCGGTATTGTTGCTGGGGCTCTTTCTTATGCTCTCACTGGCAAACTCTTCTTCGGAATCTTCTGACAACTGATTGACAATGACTTCAATTTTGTTTACAATGACCTCTGTTGCCTTCTTTGTTTTGTTGGCAGCATCCGTAGAAAAACTTTGCGAGACTTACTGATGGCTACTTATTCTGTTACTCTTCAATCCCCTGATGGTACTGAAACCACTATTCAGTGCCCTGATGATCAATACATTCTTGAAGCTGCTGAAGAAGCAGGTGTTGACCTTCCTTCTTCGTGTAAAGCAGGTGCCTGCTCCGCTTGTGCTGGCAAGATCATTAGCGGCACAGTTGACAACGAAGAACAATCGTTCCTTGATGATGATCAACAAGCAGAAGGCTGGGTGCTCACCTGCGTGGCATATCCGACTAGTGACTGTGTAATCCTCACCGAACAGGAAGAAAACCTGTGACTGCTGGTATGCTTGGGCAGTTCGCTCTTGCCCTTCAAGAACTTGGATGGGATTCTGATGATGAACTCTCTGTTGAAATTGGAGGTGTAGCAGTCACTGGAACTGCTACTAGTCCAAATGCAAATCCAAAATGGGCAAAACCATTTGGAACCGTATCTTATCAGAACGACGCTTTTATTGTTATTAAAAATAAAACCAGAAGTCCTATGGTCTTCTCCCAACCCAATCCCGAACTTAAACAACAACACCCTTATCAAGGAGAACAAAAATGAAATTTGGTTTTACCCCTGAGGCAGAAATCCTCAATTCCCGTCTTGCAATGCTTGGTTTCGTTGCAGCGGTTATCTCTTATGCCCTTACTGGACAAATTGTACCTGGACTGTTCTGATGGAGGTTAAAATGCGTAAAGAACAATATCAAATTCCTGAAGTCCAATTCCAGTTTCGTGAGTCTGGTGAATTTGTAACTCGCACTTCGTCTGAACTGTTCAATGGAAAGCGTGTGGTCATTTTTAGTCTGCCTGGCGCTTTCACTCCTACTTGCAGTGCCTATCAGTTACCTGGATTCGAAGAGAAATACGACGACTTTCTGGGTCTCGGCATCGACGCTATTTACTGCATCTCTGTTAATGATGGGTTTGTGATGAATGCCTGGGCACAAGACCAGAACATTGAGAAAGTAAAACTCATCCCAGACGGCAATGCATATTTCACACGTTCTATGGGTATGCTTGTCAGCAAGTCTAACCTTGGTTTCGGTTATCGCTCTTGGCGTTATGCTGCGGTCGTGGATAACGGAATCATCGAAAAACTATTCGTTGAAGTGGGGCAACGGGACAATGCAGACACCGACCCTTACGAAGCGACTACTCCAGAAGTTGTTTTCGATTATGTGAAGACAACTGTGAGGGAAACAGCACAAGTTTGAAGTAATAAAAAATAGTAATCAAACTCTGCTCTAAATATAGGGCAGAGTTTTTTAGTATTATGCCAAGAGGACATTTGGATAAGGATACAATAAAATGTGAAGTCCTTAAGATAAAAAGAGATTTGGATAAAGAGTGGATGAATAAAACTGAATATGACCCAAAATGGTTAGCACACCATTACCTCAACAAGGTCTTAGACAAAATCGACGAATACAGGGCTTGACACCAGCAGCAGTCCGTAGTATGATAAATAGGTAAACAAATGTTACGGAATGCAAACTTCTTGTAACATTGTCAACTCCCATCAACCGAGACCTATGGGGAGTATAAATCACGTCTCTCATACCCACAGTGGAGGGTGCTGTGGGGGTATACTAGAATCAGTTCGTCCCCCCGAACTCTTATCTAACTCTCTTAAAAATGACTGCTACAATTTCACGTCAACAATCACAATCGAATATTTGGGAACAGTTCTGCAACTGGGTAACTTCAACCGATAACCGCATTTATGTCGGGTGGTTTGGAGTCCTGATGATTCCCTGCCTGCTTGCTGCAACAATCTGCTTCATCATCGCATTCATCGGTGCTCCCCCAGTTGATATCGATGGTATTCGTGAACCAGTTGCTGGTTCACTCATGTACGGAAACAACATCATCTCTGGTGCTGTGATTCCTTCGTCCAACGCAATTGGACTGCACTTCTACCCCATCTGGGAAGCTGCTTCGCTTGATGAGTGGCTTTACAACGGTGGACCTTTCCAATTGGTAGTCTTCCATTTCCTCATCGGCATCTATGCTTATATGGGTCGTGAGTGGGAACTTTCCTACCGTCTGGGTATGCGTCCTTGGATCTGCGTTGCTTACTCTGCACCTGTTGCTGCTGCTTCTGCAGTGTTCCTTGTGTATCCTTTTGGTCAAGGTTCTTTCTCTGATGCGATGCCTCTGGGTATCTCTGGTACTTTCAACTACATGCTTGTGTTCCAGGCAGAGCACAATATCCTGATGCACCCCTTCCACATGCTTGGAGTTGCTGGTGTCTTCGGTGGTTCTCTGTTCAGTGCTATGCACGGTTCTCTGGTTACTTCCTCACTGGTTCGTGAAACCACCGAGAATGAGTCACAGAACTATGGTTACAAGTTCGGTCAAGAAGAAGAGACTTATAACATCGTTGCTGCTCACGGTTATTTCGGACGCCTTATTTTTCAATATGCTTCCTTTAATAACTCCCGTTCGCTTCACTTCTTCCTTGCTAGCTGGCCTGTGGTAGGCATCTGGTTCACCGCTCTTGGCGTTTCCACGATGGCTTTCAATTTGAATGGCTTCAACTTTAATCAATCTATCGTTGATGGACAAGGTAAAGTTATTAACACTTGGGCAGATGTACTTAACCGTGCTGGACTCGGACTCGAAGTGATGCACGAAAGAAACGCACATAATTTTCCTTTGGATTTGGCTGCTGCTGAAGCAACTCCTGTTGCTCTTACTGCTCCTACTATCGGTTGAGTTTCTTACAAACTGAATAAGAATGAAGAGACCTTTACAGGTCTCTTTTTTTATGGTATTATGTATAAATAGTTCCATACCAAACTTCCATACCATAATGAAAACTTGTAGTAGATGCGGAGAAACAAAAGAACTTGATGGTTTCTCTAAAAGAAGTAGTAGACCTTCTGGGGTTCAGTCAAAGTGTAAGGATTGTGAGCGGGAAGTTCGTAGGCAATATTATAAGACCCACGAATATGCCAGGCGTAGATTTAAACTTACAGAAGACCAATATAATGACCTAATGAAAAATGAAAACTGTGAGATATGTAATGTAGAACTAACCAAGAAATGTATAGACCACTGCCATTCTACAAATAAGGTTCGTGGTGTTCTCTG